CCTTCGCGCTGGCGCCGGCGTAGCGTACCAGCTCGCGGCCGAGCGTCTCGAGCACCTTCTCGTGACGGCCGCCGCCGATGTGGATCACGCGCGTCTCTTCGATTTGCTGCGCGCCCCAGACTCGGTGATTGCCGCAAACATACTCGTAGAGGAATGACAGAATGTTGAAGGCGCCGCCGCCGACTTCGTTGTTCGTCAGGAAGAATCCGCGGCCGAGGCCGCCGCCCTTGTCGGTCTCGAATATGCGGCGCTCGTTATCGACCATGAAAGCGAACATGTCGCGATCGCCGAGGTACAAGCCGCGCGAGCCGTCGAAGGCCTCCGGCGCGGGCTGCCACGGGCCCGAGGCCTCGAGCTTCATCAGCTCGCGGATCAAGTCCACATTCCAGACGCGGCCGTATTTCTGCGAGGTGATGGCGCGCGCGGTCAGGTCTTTGCCCTTGCCGGAAAACAGAAGCTGGCGGCCCTCGCCATCCTCTTGCGTGTAGGCGTCGGCGTGCTTGTCGAGGCCTTCGTTGATGGCAGCCGCCGCGAGCTTCGGCGACAGCGTGCGCAGATAGGCGGCCGGCGCTTTGGCGATATGCGCGAGCTGGCCAAAGCTCCAATTCGTGAGCGCGCCGCCCATAATGCCCTCGCCTTCGATCGCGATGTCGGGACCGCGTGCGATGGCGCGCAGCGCGTTGGCCTTGATCTCGGCGACGGTCGCCGTCGTCTTGTCGTGGTCGGCAACCGCCAGCATGGCGGCGAGCGAGCCGAAACGCTGATCGGCCGGGCGGCTTTCCCACTGCGCGTTGGCCTGCGTCAAAGTCGTGCCGCTGGCGCGGACGGAGCGGGGGCGGGTGGTGGTGGTCGTGTTCATGATCGTGGTTCCTGGTGTGTGTGTGAGTGATGAAAGTGAGGGTCAGTCGTCGCTGTAGGAGGCGAAGGCGATGCCCTCGCAGTTTCCGGCGTTGGCACGATCGGCCGCCGCCTGCGCTTCCTCTTGAGTTTCCCAAAGCTCTTCGACTTGGGCGCCCCAAGGGGTTTTCTTCGAGGGATTGATTTTGCGGCCGACAATCACGCTGCCGGTACCCGCACCCGGATAACGGTTAATGTCGTACCCGGCGACAACCTGCACCGACTGGCCGGCCGGTGTGACCTGGTAGTCGACATGGACGTTAACGGAGAATGAGCTAGACATTCGGGCTTCCCTCTGGAGTGGGGACCGGCCAGCGCCGTCCCTGTGAAAAGAGATTGCCGAATAAACTCGGCGACCGCAAGTCAATTCGACCGCGGGCGCCAATTTATTTTACAGGATCGTTTTCTCACCTTTGGCCTTTAAATCTTCATGACCGAAAGAGGGTCAGCACGCCGTTGTGGTGGATGCAATTCCGCTCGATCACTGAGGTGAATGCACCCTCGCCATAGGCGAGCGGTTCGCCCCGAAGAGCGCACATCTGGTTTTCAGCTTGCATGCCGGCGATCTCCGCCATCGCGCAAGCTGCCTGCGCGATGACATATGCGGCTTGTTGTTCTGGCGTCATGGCTCGCACCTCCGCACCAGGTCTGTTGCCTTGATCCGGATATCTTCCGGGCCGAGCCCGCCCTTGCGCGTGATCGCGGCTTGCACGTGCGCGGGATAAAGTTTGAAAACGCGCGCCGTCTCGTCCTTCATCGGCGCATGGGTCAGCATGTTGGTCATCCAATGAAATCCGAGTATGGCGCGATCGGTCGCGCAGATCTTGTCCGCCGGCACCATCAACCAGAGCGTGGCCGCCGACCATATTGCGTCGTCGAGCACGACGCTCTGCCCGCGCGCGATCGCGGCGCGCACTTGCGCCTCATGCGCCTTGATCGAACCGCCCATGTTGTCGCCGCCATCGATCACGATCGTGCCGCTCTCCGGTACCGGCCGCGGGTTGGCCGGCTTTAATGCGGGTATTGAGATTTGCGCGGGCGTCACGATCGGCGCCGGCGCGGGCGGCTCTCGCACGGTGGAATAATCCGGCAGTGGCGTCTGTCTCGAGGGCGGTTCGGTCGAATACCAGGCGCCGGCGCAAGCTTGCCTAGCCGGCAACAGCATCACCAGGATAAAAAACGCGGCGAGCGAACCGAGCGCCACGGATATCAAAAACCTGCACATGTCTACGTCTCCCGTTTCTTCCACCGCCCGTTCACGTCGGGCAACCTCAAACGAATTGTAGCGCCGCCATCGAGCTGGATCACGGCGAACGTCATTGCGCGCCTTTCGTCCTGGTCGTGATCGACTTCGATATCGATGATCGCACCAGCCTGGCCGTCGTATGTTCCGATATCGCATATCGCCGGCGCGCGTTCCGGCACCGGCCTTGCGACCGTGAAGCGCGTCAAGTTTAGCTCACGGCAATAGCCGAACGAATGACAGGCCAACGGCGACCGACACCGGCCTTTGAGACAGGGCAACGTCATGGCGCGCGCCTTATATCCTGACACGTGATGCACTGGCATTGCGTGCCGGTGATCCGCGCGGCCTCGTGCAGCAAGTTGGTCGCCTCGCCGCGTTCGGTTTTCTCAAAGCAGGCGCACGCGATCGCGTCGAGCTGCGCCGGCGAGTATCGATCTTTGAAGTAGAGCGCCAGCTTGCGCCAGCTCTCGAGTGATCGCTTATCGAGGGTCATGGCTTGTCCTCGAGCTCGGCGGCCAGACGCTCGCAGCGTTCCGCCTGTTTGAGCAGAGCGCGCGGCGTTAGACCGCGCGCGGCGAAGTCGCGACACTGCGCGGCCTCGCGCAACAGGCGCTCGCGCTGCGTCGGTTGCGGCGGCGGGCCTGGCCGAGCAAGTCCACCAGGTCCGAAGAGCTCGAGCGCGGTGCGCTTCATTGCGGCCGCTCGAGCGCGCTTGCTCATGCGCCCGCTTGGGCTCAACAGCCCGTGGTCGATCGAGGGCCGGCTCATGCGAACGCTCGCGCGGTGTGGCGATCGGGATCCGCGCCCGGGACGTGCCAGCCGTTCATTGAACCGATCACCATCGCCAGCGCCTGCGCGGCCGTCACCTCGAGGCGGGAATTGATTTCGTTGACGGTCCATTCGGCCTGGTCGGGCGTCATGTGCGAGCCGTCCCAATCGGTCGCATAGTATCCGCTCTCGCCGCGCTTGATCATGCAGATACGCTGACCGACAGGATTGTGGCGCTGAAACACGGCGCACATTTCGGGGAGCTTGGCGAGATTGCGCGCGGTCGCATCATAAGGCAGGCACGTATCGGCGGCGTTCTTGTCGTGCGTCATCGGATCTTCTCCAACCGTTTGAGGAAAAACTCGGGGTGATAAATCGCGCCTGGCGCTGCGCCCATGAAGAGCTGGACGCGCTTGCCGGCAATGTGCATGTGGTCGACGCGGTGGCCGAGAATGAAAACGCGCTTGCGATTCTGCGGCACGCCGAAGTCCGCGGCGTTGAGAATATCCCACTGCACGTCATAGCCGACCTCGGCCAGGTCCTCGCAGATTTGGCACATGACAGTGCCGCCGCCCATGCTGATCAGGCCTGGCACGTTTTCCAGAACGAAGAACCGCGGAAGCGCCTCGCCGATCACGCGCACGCATTCGCGGTAAAGGCGATTGCGCGGATCATCGATCATGCGCTTGCCCGACGTCGAAAAGCCCTGGCACGGAAACCCGCCCTCGAGGCAATCGGCCTCGCCGATCGCGAGCTCGGCCGCGGCGAGTATCTCGGCAGTCGAGAGCTTGGTTAGGTCCGCGCGCATTATCACCGGGTCGCGGCGCTGGTGCCACGGCCGCCGCTCTGACTTCGGCGCGCCGCGCGGCGGCTTGATCCAATTGGCCGCGAGAGTCTCGCAGCACGTCTCGTCAAACTCGACGAATACGCGCACCTCAAATCCGGCCTGGCGGATGCCGAGCGCAGCACCGCCGCAACCGCTGAAAAGCGATATCAGTGTCGGCTGCTTGCGACGCGCTCGCGAATCGATCTCGAGGCGACGCAGAAATGTAGCGGGCTGGACCACGTCACCGCCTCCGCACGGCGCGGCGGGTGGCGGCGAGCGAAGTGTCAAGCGCGCGACCGGCCGCGGCGATCGCCGCCTCGGTTTTCGCTTCGCGCCAGCCGCGCGCCCAGAGCGTGCGCGCCTGCGAGCCGATCGCGAACGGGTTTCCGGATGCCGGTATGCCGGCGCGATACGCGCGCGCGCCGGTTTCGGAAATCGTGGGCGCTCTCATGACGTCAACCCCCATGTTGCCTTGCGCGCTGGCCACGTATCGGTGAGCCACAACGCGGCCGCCGGCCGGGTCACGATCTTGCCGTTGATCTTCCACTCATGTGGATGGCCATAGACCCATCGGCACGTCAGGACGTCGTTGCCACTGTGGCAGGCGGCGATAAAGCCGCCCGCCGCTGCATCACCGCTCGAGGCGCGGACTTCCATCTGGAGCACGTTGCGATAAATCGACATGGCTCACCCTTCCAGGAGCTGGAGCGCGGCGACCGCGTCCGCGCCGCCGTCGGATACCGCGTCCTCGAGCTTGGCCGCGTTGATCTTGTCGGCGAGCGCGATGTTGCGGCGGATGATCTCGGCGACGCGCGAGCGCTTCACGCCGCGCGCCGGCCAGTAGCCGTATTTGTCGAAATACTTTCGGTCGACCGTGATCGTGACGAGCTTTGCCGGCGAGAACAGCCGAACCATTTTATCGCCTTCCTCGAGCACGACGAAGAGGCGGCGGCCGGAGCCGACGGCCGAATCGTCGACGCTGATCTCGACGAGCTGGCAGTCAGTCACAGCTTGCGTGCCGCGAAAGATCACGGGCGCAACGGCGCCGATGCCGACCAGATCCGCGGAGGTGTGGACGTTGTGCACGCCGGCGGGCTTGGCCTCGACCGGCGCTGGTGCCGGCATCGCTGCAACGCTGGTCATCAGCGCGGCGGCCGCGGCGCGGGCGCGGCGCGTCGCCCAGGCTTTGTGTGCGGCGTTCATTTCGGGGGCTGTCGTCGTCATGGTCTTTTCCCTTCGGAGTGGGGGCCGGCCTATGCCGTCCCAGGTGGATAGTGTGCCGAGTTTTATCGGCGAACGCAAACCTTATTTTTCACATCATCCGCAGACCCTTGAGCGAGGCGATGTCGTTCCGGCCGACAATGATGTGGTCGTAAATCGCGATCCCGAAAACGCCCATCACCTTGACCAGCTCTTTGGTCATTTCGACGTCGGCGCTCGACGGCGTCGGGTCGCCCGACGGGTGATTGTGCGAAAGAAAGATGGCGCTGGCGCCGAGCTCCAGGGCGCGCTTGGCAACCTCGCGCGGGTAAACCGGAACGTGGTCGATCGTGCCGACGCCCATCACTTCGTCGGCGACCAGCTCGTTGCGCTTGTTCAGGAAGAGAACGCGAAATTGCTCGGTTCCTTCGGTCCGCATGGAGGCCCGGAGGTAGTCCGTCACGGCCGCGAAACTGGAGAGGCAGCATTTGCCGGCGAGCTCGCCCCGGGTAACGCTGATGGCGGCCATGGCGAGCGCCTTCACGGTCCGCGCGGTGGTCGTGCCCGTCAGCTCGGCGATCCGCTCGAGCGGGGCTGCGACGGTCGCGGCGAGGGTGCCAAATTCGCGGATCAAGACGTCGGCCTGCTGGCCAATGAAAGTCGCCAGCAACGCCAGGTCGCCGAGCTGGCCGGCGTCGGCGAGGCCGGGCGCCCGGGCGGGGGCGATCATGGCGGCCTTGCGGGCGCGGCGGGTGGCGGCGGCTTTCTGGGCGGGAGAGAGGGTCATCTGAGGCTTTCCCCTTTGGGTCCGGAACCGGCCAGCGCCGTCCGTGATCTGTTTGTGCCTGAATATTGAAAAGATTGCAATAGGTTCGTTTTCGCAACCGGCAGGATATAAAACCTCTCCGTTCCCGGTCGGGGCCGGAAACCTGTCAACCCCTTTTGACCACCTGGCGCCGGTGAATGTCGGGCAAATCCCGGGCCGATCGCGACGCGCTGGCGCGCGAGGAGCTATTGCAGCCGTAAGAGAAAATGGCGATCGGAGAACGCACCGCGAACGCGGCCTCACGCGCTTGTGATTTCTCTTTCGATCAAAATAAGCGCAATCGAGAAATCAGCCTCGCGCAGCAGTAGAACGCGCGGAAGCAAAGGCGCCGCGCGCCAGCGCTCTTAGGCGCCTCTTGCTGACGCCAGGCAGCCTACAGTATCTCAAACATCTGAGCTTAACTGCCCCGCGCGGTATCTTTAACCCAGCCTCTCCACCTTGCTAACTCTCACCGCGCGTAAAGTCGCGTCGCGCTATGGCGCTCGCTCTTTCCGCGCCGAGTGCCAGAGACTACAATCTCCAATGCATCAGAGCCTATAACCGAACGGCCGCTTTGGGGCCGGCTCGCGCGTGCGAGGTTATGCCGGGAACGATTTCGGGAACCGGGAACGATTGCCGGGAACGATTTTTGCGATCGTTCCCGGTAATGCTGGCGATTACCTCGAGCGGTTTTTTCACGTGAAACGCATGCTGCGCGTGCGGGCTTGGTGTGATGCTCGTTATGCTGCCGGTGATGACGAGCGCGATAATTTTCGCGGGCTCATTCGAGGCCCGAAGGGTCTAAGTCAGCTCTTCGCTTGACCGCTGCGCGGCCGCGGCGCACGATCGTGTTGCTCGGCGGACCCAGAAGGCGAGCCCGGCGTTCACCACCCCCGCGCCGCCGAACTGTTCACCAGCTCGGCGGCGCGACTGCGTTCATGGCCTGTCCGCAAGCTGCAGCGCCAGACTGCAGGTTCGCCGTCCGTTCCTATCGTGACCTGACCGTGATTTGGGCGTGAATTATGCGGGCTGTCTGCGGCGCGCATTGCGCCGTATCAATTCGCGACCGGCGATGAGGGCGAACGCGATCTTGCCGCGATCGGTCGCCGTCCATGGACAGTTGAACCGCCCGAACTGCGTTCGCTCGAGCAACCCGATTCGCCGAAGCTTCGCCATGGCACGACTGCATGTCCCCTCGGAGTAGCCGGCGAGCTGGTGCACCTCGCGGCGGCATAGAGGCTCGTTGATGCAGAACACCTCGAGCACGACGCGCTCATAGGGCAAGAGGCCGAGACGGCTGGCGCTATCGCTGATCATGGTCCCTCGAGACACGAACGCCGCCGACCCGGGGTTGGTCGACGGCGCTCGCGCGGCCAGCGCGCCTGAGCTTGAACCCCTGCGGGTGCGCAGGGGAGGGGGCACTCTCACTCAGGCCCGCGTCTGAAACTCCCCGCCGGTGCCGCAGTGCGCGCAGCTCCGGCGGTTGAGAGGGGCACAGGCGCTCCGAGCAGCACCGATTTTCGCCGGCTATAGAGCGGTGCGCACACAGACCGCATCCACAAACGGCGTTTCACCCGACCGGCGCAGGGTGACCGAATATTATCGGCGATGCAAGAGGTGATCGGCCGGCAAGATGAGCCGGTGAGAGGAAACCCGCGGGCGCCGGCCTCGTTCACTTGCGCGCTGCCTCCTAGCCGTCATGTTCAGGACGCGCAAACACGGGGTCTCGCCGGCCGATCGTGACCGCAGCGCCGGGGCTCTCAGAGTCTCACCGGCATCCGCGATCGCGCGCAGATTAGCATTGCCGAAAATAATCGGCAATGGCATGCTGCAACGATGGCGCAAATGAATTGGGATGCCTCCGACGCAAAGACCCGCGCACAGCTCGAGGCGCGGCTCAAGGCTGCGCTCGAGCAAGTGGCGACGGCGACGCACGAATCCGTATTGCGTCAAGCCATGGGCGCGCGGAGCGCAGGCGCGCCTGGCTCGTTCTCGAGTGCTGGTGCGACGAACACGACCTGGCGCGAGGTGAAGCCGGCAGAGCCAGAGAAGCCGGCACCAGGCGCGCGATCAGGAATCATCATGCGAGACTTTCACGGCATGGCGGAGCTGTGGTGCACCAACGTGCTTGGCCAGCGCGTGCCCCTGTTCAACCAGTTCGGCGATATCGCCACGATCTTGAACGACCCGCCCGCGCTGCACCGCGCGCTCTCAACCCTCACAGCAATGGACAAGCTGCCATGATGCAAACCCTTTACGAGACCGCGCGCGAAATGCCCTGGTGGATGCACGCGCTTACTGCGATCGCCATCTTCGTGTCGGTGCTGGCCGGGATGCTGCGCCCATGGCGCTTGCGAGCGTGGGGACCGCCAGAATCGGAGTTGTCGCCGATCGGGCGGTTCAACGCCGGCGCGTTCGAGATCGCCGAGACCACTTGGCCGGAGTCGACGTTCTCGCTGCGCGGTGAACAGATTTGCGACGGCTCGGTGAAAGCGTCGGCCGATCCGCTCAACGAGCTCGCGCGCCTGATCGGCCAACCTAATCCATTCGTCTCGCCGAACCATGCGCGCCTCGCGCGCGAGCTGCACGCCGGAAGAAACCCGCTCGACGATATGCCGTCTGGCAAGCCGCACGACTTCGAATGGATGGCGGTTGTTCACGTCTATGAGCTGCTCGAGCAAAAGCGAAAGACCGCATCGCCAGGCCTGGCTCTGACCATCACCAATGCGCGCACAACGATGTTGCGCCTGTGGCCTGACATGCTTGAGCGCGCCGACCCAGGAAGGCGCGTGCCGCCTCATGGGTCGGGACCGTGACGCCGCAGCTTAATCGATATCGCCGCGAGGTGCGGCCGCATCCTGCGTATCCGCCGACGTGGTGGCGCGTGCCGATCCCGTGGCGCCGGCGGATCATTCGGGCCGCGAACTCGTTGCTCCTGTTCGTCATCGTCTGGTGCCTCATTCTGCTATGGTCCCAGCCGTGATGTCCGTCACAGGAGGGATTCGCCATGTCACTCGGCACGATCATTTTGATTATTCTCGTCATCGCGCTGCTCGGCGGCTTCTCAGGCATAGGCGGCGCGCCGTTCTACGGCTCCGGCTATTACGGCGGCGGTGGCCTCGGCCTGGTAATTGTGATTCTGCTGATCCTGGTGCTGCTCGGGAGGCTCTGAGCCATGAAAGCGATGCTGACCGGATATCTGGTGCTCTACCTGATGGCCGCCGGCGGGCTCTGGACGATCTATGGTCTGACCTGCGCGGCCTCGTTGGCTTTTCGATTGTCTGTCTGATCGCGGCCTTCGTCGCGCTCGCCATGGCCGAATTGATCTATTCCACACTTGCCGAATAATTTCGGTGCGGATACGCTGCGCGCCTCAACCGGAGGCGATCGCCATGACACTGCGCCAGACCCACACCTATGCCGAGCTGGAAGTTTCGCCCGGCACCTATGATGAGATCGCCGGCAAGCTGCGCGTTGCCGGATACGATCAAGCGTTTGCAAGCGATGGCACGATCGACATGCATGGCATCGGTCTCACGCGCGAGGCTGAAGGCGGCGCCGCTGCCATCAATCGCAAGCCGGTGTTCGCAGTGATCCCGGAAGGCACAGGCGACGGCGTCCCCGTCGTGATGATCCAAATCCCGCGCCTGGCTCTCGAGGAAATGCTCAAGGGCATCGGCAAGGAATTTGATTTTACGCGTATCGGCATCGGCGCCAAGTTTATCATCGCCGGGTGCGAGACCAACGACAGCGGAGTGAGGCTGCTTGAAAAGGAAGCCGCACGTCGCGGCGTTCCGCTGCTTGACGAGCGCCGCAGGGATTTTTCCATCTTCCCGACAAAGGTTTAAGCGCATGCCGCTGCGCGATCGCTGTAGAGAATTTCTCGATGATCTGGCGCGGGACAACATGCTGCGCCAGGGCGACCAGGTCGCGAAGCTGATGGCGTTCGTGTCGGCCGAAGTCGGCCGCTGCGGCGATGACTCGCTCGATGATGCGGCGCCGATCGTTATGTACCTCGACGACACAGACCACGCGCAGGTGATGGCGGCGTTCAAGGAAGTCTATCCGAATGCGGTTTTGATCCGCGCGCCTGGCGGGAGGCTGATTAAGCCATGATGATACATCGCCTTGACGGCCTCGAGCTTCCAGGCGGCCTTTGTGACGATTGCCCGCCGATCGATTATCCGACCGACAAGACGCGCTGCCTCGAATGTCCGTGGCGTGTGGCGTTCGATAAAATCGTTGCCGGCGTATGTCCGCGCTGCGGTCAGCGCGGCGTGTGCGCGTGCTTAACTCTGCGAGACCCCATCAACATTAAACCGGAGTCGACGATGCCACATCCCGACCACGAACCGATTTTGCAGTTCTTCGCCTATTCGCATTTGCCTGAGCGCCTGGCGCGCGTGTCAAGGCCGTTCGGCGAGATGGCGCATAAGATCGTGCGGGATCTTCCGCGCAATCCTGAGCGCACCGTCGCGCTGCGCAAGCTGCTCGAGGCGAAAGACGCCGCGGTGCGCGCCGAGCTCTACACCGCACCAGGTGCAGAATGACGTTGCTCGCGATCGCCGGCGACACGTGCCCCGCCTGCGGCGGCGGCGACGTCCGCGCGGTGTCTGCAGCCGAAGCACACAACGGCGTGGTGATGATCGACGGGTGCGTGAGTTGCGGCAAGGCATGGGAACGTGAGACGCGTCTGGTACCGGCGCTCGAGCCCTGCACCAATTGCGCCTTCATGGCGGGTTCGCCCGAACAGGTCGACGGGCGGTTCTGGCAGATCATCCGCAACACGGTCGAGGGCGACGGCCTGTTCTATTGCCACAAGCGCCTGCCATTCGACGCGCGCGAGGCCTGCGCGACCGGCAATGCGCTATTCGAATCGCACGTGACGGACGATGGCAAGCGCATCACCAATGCGCCAATATGCGCGGGCTGGATCCGCGCCAAGCTCAGGGAGAAACGCAGCCATGACGTTGAGATGCATTCTGAGTGACACCGAGCTGCGCGAGCTGTTCGCGCTCGAGCTCGAAAAGCATAGTGACCGGCTCGACATGCTGGCGCTGGCCACCAATGTCCGCGCCGGCATTGATAATAGCTTCGGCGGTGTCGCGGCGATCGAGGCTATGCGCCAGGCGTGCATCAAAGCGCAGACCATCATGGCGGACGGCTAATGACCAGGTGCACCGTCAAGGGCGAAGAGCCAACCATGCCGGCGAGCTCGCCGGCGCCGACCGCGGAGCGCCTGGCCGACGGTCAGCACGCCGATCATTGGGCGATGTGCCCCACCGAGCTGATGACGACGCCGACGAAGCGGCCGGTCCGCCGCGACTATCTCCACAGCATATGCGGCGGTGTCACGACGGCGCCCGTACAATGCGCCGAGACCATGGCGCGCGATCCGAGCTACTACACCTCGACGTTCTGCTGTACCTGCCGCAGCTATTTCTCGATCGGCGCCGCCGGCAATTTTACCTGGTGCGATGACGGCACAAAGGTCGGCACATGAGCGGCAACGTCGGGCACCCGAGCACCTTCGGGTTCATGCTGCGCAAAGACCAATCGCGCAAAGAGTGGATCGTCTGGGAATCGCCCACCGGCATTCTGCATGCATGGGCAAAGTATGAGATGGCGGCGGTGTTGCGTACCGGACCTGGCGTCTATGCCGGCGGCATGATTGTCCTGCATGATCACTTCGCGAGAAAGAAAGCCGATGGCCGCAACTGTTACTAATCGCGCGTTCGATCTCGCCGCGCTCAAGAATGATCCGCGCAATGCGCGTGAGCACGGCGACGCGCAGATCGCGAACATTGCCGAGTCAATAGATACATTCGGATATGTCGACTGGATCATCGTACAGCCCGACGGCCAGATCATCGGCGGCCACGCGACGCTGCAGGCGCTGCTGCGTCTCGGCCGAACAAACGAAATGTGCATCGTCGTCGAGGGCCTGACGCCGGCGCTGTACTCGGCGCTCGGCCTGGCGCTCAACAAGCTGCCCGAGGACTCGCACTGGAACGCCGCCACGCTGCGCCAGGTGGTCGACTCCATCGGTGATGACGAGCTGCTCGGCGCCGCCGGCTTTGATGCGGACGAGCTCGAGTCCATGCGTGATGACGGGGATCCGCTCGAGGTGAAGCGCGTCGCGACGTCGTCGGTCGATGACGTGTTCTGGATCGCCGTGCGCGGTCCCCTGCAGCACCAGGCCGCGGCGCTCAACCGCCTCGAGGTGCTGATGGCGGAATTTCCCGGCGTCGAAGTGGAGCTAGGAACGATCAATGTCGATACCGAATAGCTGCAAGCACGAACGGTTTCAGGTGCAGAACCAGGTGGCGCGCTTGCTGGTGCCGATGACCGATCGCGTCGAGTTTATGTTCGTCGTGCGCGTCTGGTGCCGCGACTGCGGCGTTGAATTTGGCTTCAAGGGCATCGAGTGCACCGAGGGCAATCCGGACCAACCGTGGATCGGCGCCTATGGCACCACGCTCCGCGCTCCGCTGGCGCCTGCATTGCTTGCGCCGCGCTATGGCGAGAAACCGAAAATCATCATGGAGGGGAGTTGACGACATGGCGAAAGTAACTGCCGGAATTACGAGGATCGCGAAGGCCGACACGCCGATCGGCGCACTCGTTCGGCTGAAGAGCGGCGGCCCGGTGATGGTCGTGGTCGACCATGGTACGTTGGAAGATGATCCCGATAGCGCGGTGCTGTTCGTGGAATGGTTCGACACCGAGCAGCACGCGCAAGAAGCGTCGTTCTCGCCGGCAGTGCTCATTCTCGAGGAAGGCAAGCCGTGAAGCGCAAGCGCATCAACAAGCTCGGCGTCGGCCGCGATAGCGCAAAGAAGGTCGACAACAATCCGGCGGCGGAAAAGGCCAAGCTCCAAATCCGCAATCAGGTGCTCGAGGCGATGCCGAAGCCGCGGCACGTGTTCGATGCGTTCGCCGGCAGCGGCCAGATGTTCGCGGGCGCCTGGTCGAGGGCCGAGGCCTATTGCGGCTGCGATCAGAAGTACATTCGCGATCGCCGCCGGCTGATGTATGTCGCGGACAATCGCCGCGTGCTCCGGTCGATCGACCTTCGCGCCTATAACGTGTTTGATCTCGACGCCTACGGGATCCCCTGGGAGCAAGCGGTCATCATTGCCGACCGCCGGCCGGTCGCGCCGGCCGAGCTGATCGGATTCGCGTTCACCGATGGCGCTGGTCTGTCGTACAAGGCGAACAACGTGCCAGGCGCGGTGCAAGAGCTCGCGCAGCTCAATCCGCGCTTCACCGGGCTCAACCGCTGGCGCGACCAGCTCACGAATCGCACGATCGCCGGCCTGGCCGAGCGCATGCGCTGCGAGGTGCTCGAGCGCTGGGAGGCGCACGGCAAGACCGGAATGGCCGTCGCCTATATCGGTGTCGTGTTTCGCGGGCTCCCCTACAAAGTGAAGGCCGCGGCGGCTTGACCGGAAATCGTCGGCAGCCTATGGTCTCGCCGCAACCAGAGGACACGAACAATGGGGTGGTGGGATCACGTCATAGCGCGGCAGCAACAGGCGGCCCCGCAATCGAACTATGATCACACGACGTCACAAGCCGTCCTCTCAACCCTCAGACGATTGGAGCACTCCATGGCCACGAAAGCCGAACTCGACGCAATCGCCGCCGCGATCGCGAACCTCACCACCCAGGTCAGCGCTGTTGCCGCCAGTATCAAGACATCCGCACAGGCGATTGTCGACGCGCATGAAGCCGAAGACGACGAAGCCCTCGCCGGTGCGGTGAAGAATATCAATGCCCAGGCTGACGCTCTCGGCGCATTGATTCCCCCGGTAGTCGCTCCGGTCGCCGCCGCGACCCCGTCGCCCTAAAACGTTCCACGTCGGCATCGCGCCGACAATGAAGGCCCGCGGGCCAAGGCGCCGCCTCCGATCGGGGCGGCGTTCTTCGTTTCAGAGGCCGCCGGCGCGCTCGATAGCCTGGTCGCGCAAGCGGTCCCACATGATGCCGGCGAGATCATATCGACGCCGCTTGCGAAAGAGCCGCAGCCGCCGGCGCCAGCTCTTGCTCGTCAGCCGCCAATGATCAGCACAGACCCACCTCGAGCCGGCCGGATAGCGCCTGGTGCCGTGCCGGCAGAACGGCACTTCGCACGCAATGCGGCTTGACGCCGGCGTGCGCTGGTCTATCTTGCGTTTCATAAACACCCCCCAGTGAAATGGGTTGCGGACGTCGCCTGCCTGATCAGCACCGGGGCGTTCCTATAGGACCCAAAAGCCTGGAAACCCCGCGGCGCCGACGAAGGGCCGCGGGGTTTGCCGTTTCATGGAAGCCGCGGCCGAGGACACTGCCGCGCTCGATTGAGATAAATCCGCGCGTTATGCCAGGCCTCTTCGCGATCGCGCGCGGTCGAGGACAGCACGCCGAGGTGAAACCAGAGCACGCGATAATGCAGCCACCACAGCGAGAGGTTCAGGGCTTCAAAGCCTTCCTCGACGGTGTTCGGGATTCGCCAGCCGCGTTCGTTCTCGACGTGCGACGCCGCGAGCTTTTGGTTGAGGTGATATTGATAACCGTGGATCATCCGGCCGCCGCGGTTCTCTCGTCTCATGTGGCGAGTCCCGCGGCCGCCGCGATCGCATCGAGCAGCTCGGACGACGGCTCGAGTCGGCCGTAGTCTGTTTCGCCCCACCATCGCCGCTTGAGCTCCGCCGGCAGCTTGTGCCAAATCGCCGGTATGTCCTCGCGCGTGATCATCTTCATCCGCCCCGCAGTAGTCGCTTGCCTTCGCGCTCGGCCCATAGGGCGACGCTAACGCATTTATCGAGGAGCCAGGCGGCCCAGCGCGGCCCGCGTCGTCGAGCCCTTTGATATTCTGCGGCGATCTCTCGGCGCGCGCGAACCGCTTCGTCTTGATCGTCTTGTGTCCAGTTCATCGCCGGCGCTCCCAGAAGTTTTCAAGCTCGGCGATGATCGCGAGGTACTCTTCGCGCTCTTGATCAGTTTCGAGCTCTTCCTTGCGCGAGCCTATGCGATCGTCCATCGCGTTGCGCCAATCGATGACGAGCTGGCGCAAGCGATTGAAGTTGTCGGCGGCGATCGCCATCAGTGCCTCGTTCTCGGCGTGGCCTCGCCGAAGTTGGGCGGCGTTTCCTCTTGGCCCATGCCCTCGGCGACCTTGCCGCACGCCTCGATCTGGCGCCCGAGCCAGGCATAGCTTGCGTCTTGAACGATTTGGTCGGAAGCCCAAACGCGCACCTTGCCGCTCTTAGCGATCAGCGCGACGCCGACAATCTCTTCGTCGTCGAGACCTTCGAATAGATCGTCCAAGCGAATGCGGCTGTTGTCCGACATGGCGTCACTTCCGAAGTATATAGACCGCCGCCATAATCAAGAAAACCGGCCATAGCACAACGATCAGAGCGGCCCAAATATACGGCACGAACGGCGGCATGCGGCGGCCGTAGATGGCGAGCGCCTTCTGGTTGGTGAAGCGCGCGACGTCGGCGAAGTTGACCACGCGGGTCACGCTGATGGTGATGAGCTCGCCAATGATGAGCCAGAGCAAGAGGCCGGTCATCAGTCGAGCACCATTCTCATATCGAACGAGACGAGCTCCCGATCGGCCTTCACCAGGCGCAGCTCTTTCTCCCATTGCGCCTGCTCTTCCGGCGAAGCGTCTTTGTGGAGACCGACGCACGGGATATAGGCGATGACCCGCGCGCCGTTGTATGTGCCGCGCCAGATGCGGCATTGCACGCGACCGCTCGCCTGGCTCACGGTCTCGAATGTGCCGGTCGGCTCGAGTTCGATTTTCATAGCGGCTTATCCTTCCACAAAATCCAACCGCCGTTGAACTCTTCAACGCGGTGCGTCGCCTGCCAAAAGGCTTCCATGTCGTCGAAGTTCTCAAAGCCGTCGAACACGGCGAAGCGATCGAGATCCGCGCGCGCGATGATGGTGCGCTTTGGCCAGGCCACAAGAGGCCGGCGTTTAAAGGCGAGACGTATCGGCAAGTAATCGACACATGTCTCTCGGCCGAAGAGATAGGCGCGCGGCGTGCGCAAGCCGGTGTAGAGGTGTATCTCGCCGCCGAGTTGCGCGTGGTCTCGGCCGTCTTTGCGGTGCGCACGAATAGTACCGCCCTTCCTGCCGGCGATGTAGGGCGGGACGAAACGAACCTTGCATCCGAACGCGGCCATCAAGCGGATTCCTTGTCGCGCCACCACGTCGCGGTTTCGAGATAGCCGGCATATTCGCCGATCTGGTTTCGCAGCACAGTTCGGCTGTCGTCGCCCGGTGCTTGAAGCTCCATGATCTCGCCGAGCGCCTGGTGCGCTTTCCACATTGCGACGATCGCGCGTTCGTAGCGGCGGTGTCTGGCGGTCTTATTGTTTGGCATCGGTCATCCTCCCCGCGGGCACCGCGTAGCTTTTGAGATACTCTGCCGTTTTTCGGCATCGCTGCGCGCCTTGTCGTTCGGCAAGAGCGTCGGCCTCTAATGCATTGGCGTGAACCTCGCGCTCGCGCGCCTCATTTTCGAGGGCGCGAATGCGGTACTGCAGATATGGTCCGCCCGCGGTGGTCATCCTATTCCCTGGGATGCATCCGCGCGGTCCTGGTGTCGCGCCAGCGTGTAGAGCCGGCCGGTGATGCTGTTCGGTCGGCGATTGCCGAGCGCGCGCGCGATCGCCGCTGGCTTGAGACCCTCGGCGGAGAGCTCGAGCATCTTCGCGTCCTCTTCCGGCGAGAATGGCCGCACCGTTCGGCCGTGCCGGGTGAAGGGCTTTGTTTGCGGTTGCCGCAGGACCGGAATTTTGCGGCCTGGCTTCTCGATGCCTTGCTTCAAGCAATACCAAGAGACCGAACCTTCGGCGATCTTGAGCTTGATGGCGATCCGCGCGTAGGACCACCCGCGGCCCTCGCGCAATTCCGCGATCAGATCTTTCTGTTCGTCTGTCAGGCTCGGCCTGCGTCCCATGGTGCACCTCTCTGTGATGTACCGAAGATATTCGGCGATTGCGGAAACGTCAACGCCAGACATTGCATTTGAAAACGACGGCTGCGCCATAGATGGCGGGCAGGCGCTCGGGGTCGAGCTTGGCGCGGGGGTCTTTCGAGTGCGCGATCATGTTCGCGCGGTAAATCTTGGTCGCGGCCTCGTTGCGCGGCAGACCCTTGGAAATCGATTGCTCGTCGACGAACATCGAGGCGTAAATTTCCTGGTGCTTGTCCCATATGCGCACGTGCTCGATTGAGCCGCCAATGAGCGGCGCGACCTTGGCGGCGAGCTCCGCATAGGCCGGTACCGGCGCCATCGTGAGCTCGAGGCGCCGGCGCTTGGCGCCTGGCGTCAAAACGTCGACGGGGAATTGCCTGGTTTTGGTGGCCGTGGGGCGCGCTGTTTCGTCGGACATAGGACGGTGCTCCGGTCGTGAAATAATCGCTGTGGCGGGCTGTGGCGGCCGAGGGTCAATCCTTGCCGGCCATTCGAGACTCGATGATCGCGGCATCGAGGCGGACGGTCGAGGCCGCGATAAGGAACCCGACCTGGCCGTTCAATTTGGCGATGCGCTCGCTTTTGTAGAGTTGATAGAGCTTGCGGGCGCGCTCGTCGTCGCCGAGGGCATCGGCCAGCATCGCGAGCGCGAGTTGCGCCGGCCCGCTCCCCTCATAGCCCCATCCGAATCCCGTGGGCGAATGGCGCGCCAGGTCCAGGCGCGGATTGAGATCGCGCATCCCGCCGGCCCAAACCACCTGGACGATGGCCGAGCCGCGCCGCGCGACATAACGCTGATCGCCGGCCGTCATGACGGCTCACCGAACTTTTCCGCGCCGCGCAGATCGCAGACCAGCGTGGCTGGCCTGTAGAGATAGCGATCGCCGGGATATTCCGCCGGCGCGACCAGGCGCACGCCTTCCGGCGTGATGATCAAATCCGGCACGCGCGGGCCGTCCCATTGAACGACAAATTCCATGTCCGGGATGCCGGCAATGTCGTCGCGATGGACGAAACAAACGAACTCGAGCACGTTCGGATTGGCGATGAGCTTGAAGGTGCCGAGCGCGACCCATTGCGTCGTTTCGTGATTGATCCTCGGCGCCTGCGACGTCGGGTGCTGCGTCGTTTGATATTTGATCTTCCAGCTGTTGGCCGAGGCCTCGATCACCTCGCCGATCGCGCCGCTTTCGTTCATGCGAATCCAGTTACCGACTTTCGCCGTCATGGCCTGATTTCCTCTTGCTGCCGAATAGCGGCACGACGTCGCCGCCGGGTGACGCACTGCTTGCCGCCATAAGCTGCTCTTGCAGCTTGCCGGAAGCGATGTTGAATTGCTCGCGGCCTAATGCGCTGAGATAACCCGGGTGCGGCGTAGAGCCGACGATGCGCCCGAGCAGCGCAGTCCATTCGCGGCCCGTCATGCGCACCGCAACCTCGCGATCGGGGAAAGGTGTCATGGCTCTTCCACCTCGACCATTGGCCAGCGCTCGGGAGTGTTGGGGCGGAGCGTCCCCATCATCGAGGTGACAGCGCGCAAATCCATCGCGATGGCGAGGTTTCGATTGTCGGGCTTGGCGAGATAACCGAGCAGGCGCTCGTCCGCCCACACCTGGATTGCGTGGCGATCGTGCTCGTTCTTGGGCTCGCGGATAAGGCCAACAGTGTAGCCATCGGCCATTGATGCGACGATGCGTTCGGTGCCGTGGTATTTCATGCCGACCAGCTTTTGCAGTGTCTTCATTGCGGGTGCCTCGCCTGATAGAGGAATTGCTCGCGCGCATGATTGAGCGACGGCGCGATGACCGCCACCTCGTTGATGTCGCCTGGACGAAAATTGGCCTGCCGGCAGATCTCGTCCGCCTGCTCTTTGGAGTAGCGACCGGCCATGTGCGTCAACGTCGTGTAGCCGCGGCCGCCGGGCGCCCACCAAGCCGCATGCTCATTGCTCCAAACGAGATAGTCAGTCATCAGTCGTACCCGAGATCGCGATCGAGCCGCGCGTGCGCCTCTTCGCGTTGCTCTTGCAGGCAATCGCGAGCCTCGCGCGCGCATGCTGGCGCGCCGCAATGGTCGAGCGGGTCAACCGCGATGAAAACGCCGAGTTCGGCGCCGCAGTTGAAACAGCGTTGCATCGTGGGAGTGCGTGCCATGGTCAGTCCTCTTCGTCTCGAGGGATGGAATCAAAGTAGGCGTTATCCTCGCGGCTCTGCTCAAGCTCCGCGTCGGGATCTCGGCCGGAGTGCACCGGGCACCAGGGATCGCGGATCGGCTCTGGCGGATCGATCGATGCAGAATGCGTCGTCGACATGGTGCACGTGCAGCCGGCGCAGCCGAACGTATCTTCAAAGTTATGCGGACCTGGCCGCTCTTCGTCGTCGCACATGGGTCACTTGCCCCGCTCGAGATCGTTGCGCGCCTCGCGCGCGGTGCAGCCGTAGCCGATGACCGTCGGCGCGCTATCGCGCCAGGCCGCGTACCGAAACCAGTTGCCGCCCGGTCCGCGCTTCCATTCGTCGGACGGCAACTCGCGCGTTTGAACGTCGTCGGCCATCAGAAAAACCCCTCTTCTTTGCGCAGCCACCGGCCGAGCTGCTGGCGCTGCTCTCCGATGCCGCCGACCACGTGAAAAATCCTGGCGTCGGGTTTGATCAGCCCGGCGTTAATCCACTCCGCAATGAAGTGCTGCAGCACGCGCCGATAGTCGTTGGCGCCGGCGCAGAGCACGCGATCGAACGGCTGTTGACCCTTGCGGCCTGGCGAGACCAGGACGTTGCTCGGGCATGGTCCGCCGTTGCTGCTCGCGCCGTGATGATCGTTGCCGCCCTCGACGCCGCGCGCAATCATGCGATCGGCCTTCGCGGACGTCAGCACGCCGTCATAGGTCTGAATGAAGTTGAGCGAGCTGATGAATCCATATTCGCCGGAGAGCACGAAGACGTTTTCCCACGGCATGTCGCCGAGGTGCTCGCGCAGCGTCTGCCACATGGGGCCGAGATAGAGGCGCCGCGGCTGGTCGGCGTGGTCGAGCTTCGTCGCGCTGCAGGGCATGAGCAGCAAGCGACCGTCGAATTTGCGGAGCGTCCCGTTTTGCATGTCAGTGGTGCTGCCTGACGCGCAACGGATTGTGATAGCCGGTCGGCAAGTAGGGCTGAAGGTCATGCTTGATGTAGTGCAGTTTCTTCAGCCGGCCGAGCTTTGCGATCATGCGCTCGGTGTAGTCGCGCCAATTGGTGACGGTCGTGATTTCCTTCACATAGTTGGCGCGCCCCACCTTGTAGAGATCGACGAAGGTGTGAGTCGCTTCCACGATCGCGAGCGAGGCCTCGACGTCGAGCGTCGGCTCGAGCGAGACCCAGGTAAAAATCCCCTTGTGGTGAAACGTGCGGAGTGCGTCGAGGCGGTCTGCCGGCAACGCGGCGTTGCGCTCCCACTTTTTCGAGAACTGCGGGTCAAGCGTGGTGAGTGTCGAGGCGAAGGCGTCGCGATCGGGACGAAACAAATCGATGTCCTGAAGCGCGCGCGTGCCGCCCTTGGTCAGTGTGCAGAAACCCAGGCCATGGTTGCGCAGAATGTGGAGCGCGGCCGTCGTCGTCTCGGTGTTGCCCGGGTGGTAGGGATCGGACGTGAAGGAAATCATCACCTGTGCGGTGATGCCGGCGCGCTGATATTTCTTGGCGTCGGCGTGCAGGCTTTCGAGATAATGCGGCCGCACGACGGCGCCGGCGTCGAACTCCGGCCGCGGTTGCTTGGTGATGAGCGGCACGTAGCAGTAGGCGCAGCCGTGGCCGCAGCCGCGATAGGGGTTGGCGGCGAGCGCCGAGTATTCGCCGGCCTGGCCCTGAGGCGGGTAAATGTAAGAGCACCCTTTGAGGGACACACCGTCCGGATTGATCTTAAGCTCGCGCATGATTGGCTCCATGGTTCGCCGATGATTTTAGGTGAACCGCCGACCCTTGTCGACAAAAAAGGAAACCTGTGCCTAAGCTGGCGCCGATGCTGGCGGAGACTGATTAGATGGCGAAGGCCAAAATAGAGCTCAACCTCGAGAACTTCGAAAAGCTGTGCAACATGTTTTGCACGCAAGAGGAAATCGCGGCGTTCTTCGGCGTGTCGCGTCATACGATCACGCGCCGCATTGCGAGCGAGCCGGAGTTTGAACAGGCTTGGACCAACGGCGAGAACTTCGCCAAGCAAAGCCTCAAGCGCTTACAGTGGCGCCACGCGCAGCTCGCCAATAGCGCCGGGGTGACGATGGTCATCCATATGTCGAAACACTACCTGGGACAGCATGACCGATTCCTCACCCCAACAGTCGAGGATCTTGACAGAGCCATCCGACAGCTCGAGCGGTCAGTGGCAGAAGCTGGTCAACAGCCTGCCGGCGACGCCGGAAGTGGTGGCGAAGCTCAAGCGCCTGCGCGAGCTGATGGAGGCGCGACAACGCATTGAGCAAGACGTCGAGGCCAACCGCTTCGGCATCTATGCCGCCGATCCCGTCGGGTTCATCGAGAAGGGTTGCGGCGGGGTTCTGTGGTCCAAGCAGAAACAGATTTGTCTTTCCGTCCGCGATAACCGCCGCACCGTCGTCACATCCTGCCACGATGTCGGCAAGACGTATGTGGCCGCCGGCATCGCGGCGTGGTGGCTCTCGAGTCACAAGCCTGGTGAGGCTTTCGTCGTCTCGACGGCGCCGACCTATGCCCAGGTCCGCGCGCTGCTCTGGCGCGAGATCAACCGCATTCACAAGGCCGCCCACCTTCCGGGCAAGGTCAACCAGATTGAATGGTTCTTCGGCAACGAGCTGGTCGGCTTCGGCCGGGCCCCAAAGGATGCGACGGCGTTTCAGGGCATCCACGCGCGCTATGTGCTGGTGCTGCTCGATGAGGCCTGTGGCGTCGACAAGACAATATGGAATGCGGCCGACACGCTGATCGCGAACGATGACGCGCGCATCCTGGCGATCGGCAATCCGGATGATCCCGATACCCAATTCCGCCACGTCTCGCTGCCTGGCTCTGGCTGGAATCACATCGCCATCAATGCTTTCGAAAGTCCGAACTTCACTGGCGAGGCGGTCCCCGATTGGCTTAGCCCGCTGCTGGTGTCGCGCACCTGGGTCGAAGAGAAGCGCAAAGATTGGGGCGAAGATCACCCGTTCTGGTCATCGAAGGTCAAGGGCGAATTTCCCGACCAGGCAGAGGGCGGCCTGGTGCCGCTGCGCTTCATCACGGCCGCGCTCGCGCAAGAGCTGCCGCCGACCGATCCGAACGAGCTCGGCGTTGACGTCGCGCGATCGGAGAACGGCAACGCGACGGTGATTTTCCACAGGCGCGGCGCCGTCGCGCGCAAGATAGACAAATTCCGCAAGCGCGACCTGATGCACGTCGTCGGCCGGATCGTCATCGCGGTGCGGGCGACCGGGGCAACGCGGGTCAAGATCGATGACGCAGGCCTCGGCGGCGGCGTGACGGACCGCCTGCTCGAGATGCAGCGCGAGGATAAGCTCAAGAGGCCGGATGATCCCGAACGCCTGCCGTCGTTCGTCGTGGTCCCGGTCAATGTCGGCGCGCCGTGCTTTGGCGCCAAGGAAAAACAGCGCTTCAAGAACCTAAAAGCCGAAATCAATTGGGCCGTGCGCGATATGTTCGTAGCCGGCGAGATCGACCTTAAGGACGAAGAGACCGCAGGCCAGGCGGCGGTTATCAAATACGAGACGACAAGCCGCGGCCTGATTCTCATGCAGTCCAAAGAGGACATGATCGCCGATAAAATCCCGTCGCCCGACGATTGGGATGCGCTGGTGCTGGCCTATGCGAACCCGAACTTCAAGGGCCGCGGGTACCTCGACTTCATGCGCGAGCAACAGGCCGAAATGGCAAAGAAGGCGGCGGCGATCGCGGCGGGAAATCTCGACGGGCGTCTAGCGTGATGATATAGCGCGATTGTCGCCTTGCTGGAGAGGCGCCCAAGGGGCCGCACGAAATGCCGGAGCCGACCGCTGGCGCCAAGCTCACGCTATTGGAATCCAGCTATGCGCTGAAGTATTCCTTGGGCTCGCGGGTGACGGCGAGCGCGCAATTCGGGTCGGGATGGTTCGGCCCGCTCGCGCCGTTTCAGCCGGCGACGCCGCCGGAGGTCAAAGGGCGGCAATACGATTATCCCGTCGCCTTCAACATCAACTATCAGCCGCGCGCGACCGAAGTCCTTCGCCCTTCGTTCGAGACGCTGCGCGCGCTCGCCAAGAACTGCGACCTGGTGGCGATGGCGATCTCGACCAGGCAAGACCAGGTCGACGGCCTCGACTGGACAATCCGCAAGCGCAAGAAACCTGGCCAGATCGCAACGCCGAAGCCTGGCGGCGATCCGCGCATCGAGGCGATCACCGAGTTTCTCCACAAGCCAGATGGGCAGGACGATTGGGCGACGTGGATTCGCAAGCTCGTCTATGAGCTGCTCACGACGGATGCGGTCACCATCTACCGATGGCCGAATCGGGGTGGCGGCCTCTTCGCGCTCGAGCTGGTCGACGGCGCGACGATCAAGCCGCTGATCGACGATGCCGGCCGCATCCCGCGCGTGCCGGAGCCGGCGTTTCAGCAGGTGCTTAAGGGCGTGCCGGGCCCGCTCTACACGACCGACGAAATGCTCTACGCGCCGCGCAACAAGCAAGTGAATGGCGTCTACGGTTATCCGCCGGTTGAGCAAGTGTTGATGACGGTGAACATCGCCTTGCTGCGCGCGGTGCACCAGATCCGCTACTACAAAGACGGCAACATGCCCGATGCCGTGATCGGCATGCCCGAGGCCTTCACGTCGAATGACATCAAGGATTTTCAGGCCTGGTGGGACTCGCTGCATAGCGGCGATCTCGCGGCGCGCCGCATGGGCCGCTTCGTTCCCGGAGGGACCAAGGTCTATGAGACGCGCCAGCCGCCGCTCAAGGACATGTACGACGAATGGCTCGCGCGCGTGATCTGCTATGCGTTCTCGATCTCGCCTGAGCCCTTCGTCGCGCAAATGAATCGCGCGACGTCGGAGAGCGCCCACGATCGCGCGCTCGAGGAAGGCCTCGGACCCATTCAGGTTTGGATTAAGCGGCTGATCGATCGCATCATCCGCGAGAACTTCAATTCATCCGATCTTGAATTTGCCTGGGACGAAGAGCGGGACATTGACCCCAAGGTGCAAGGGGAAATCGATGTTGCGCTTGCGGGCGCTGGCATCATGTCGATCGACGAAGTACGTGAGACGCGCGGGCTGCCGGCCGCCGGCGGCATGGCGGCGCGGCCGATGGTCAAGACGGCGACCGGCTATGTGTCGGTGGTCGACGAACCGGAGCCGCCGCCGGCGCCGATCATGATGCATCCTGGTGATCCCAATGCGCCGCCGCAACCGCCAGGAAAAACGCCGCCCGGTAAAACGGCGCCGCCGAAGCCTGGCGCCAAGACGAAAGCGGCGCTCGAAAAGGCGCTGCTGAATGGCTGGAATCAGCCGCTCGGCAAACGCGCCAAGCCCAAGACGCGGCGCCTGGCGCCGATCTCCGAGACGCGCGCGTTTCCCTCGCTCGCGACCACGCACCTTAAATCGATGTGGGCAAAGGCGCTGCAGAACGCGCGCGTCGCCACGCTCGAGCACGTGCGCCGCGAGCTGAAAGACCTGGCCAAGGCCGACGACGCCAATACCAAGCGCGGCCGCAAGGCCTCCGCGAAGATCGATTTTGGATTCGACGTGATCAAGGATGCGACCGAAGAGGTTTTGCAGAGCGTTGCTGCCGATGCTGGCAAGGCCGCGCTGGCGCAGCTCGGTGTTCTCGACCAGTCGGACCTGGTCGACCAGGTATTCGACCGCGCCGTAAACTATGCGAGCGACAGCATCGGCGACCTGATTTCGGGAATAGACGACACCACGCGCGACGTCGTGCGCGGCGTGATCTCGCGCGGTCTCGACGACAATATGTCGCTTGACGACATCATCACCGAACTGTCGGAGTCGACGACGTTCTCTGCAGAGCGCGCCGAGCTGATCGCGCGCACGGAAATCCGCAGCGCCAATTCGATGGGCGCGCTCGAGGGCTACAAGGTTGCGCGCGATGAGGCCGGTGTGCAGACGAAAAAACTCTGGTCGACCGCCGGCGACGACGATGTTGACGAAGATATTTGCGCCGCCAATGAGGAAGAGGGACCGATCGACCTCGACGACGCATTTCAATCCGGCGACATGGCACCGCCGGGTCATCCACGCTGCCGCTGCGCACTCGTTCCGATTGTCGAAGAGCCAAGCGACGAAGATCAACCCCAACAGGAGACCTGACCATGGCGATTCAAAGCTTCTTCGGCCCCGGCGTCCCCGGCTTCATCGATCGCGACGGCAACAAATATGCCCCGAACGCAAACGGCATATTCATCATCGATAGCAAGTATGCATTCGAGGCGCAGCAGGCCGGCCTTAGCCGCGCGTTCGCCGAGCAATGCGTCATCCTGGCGCCGATCGCCGCGGAGCTCGTCTCGATCAAGGCCGCGGCGATCGCCGCCAACGGCGCGATCACGATCGCCGCGCAACCGGATTGCGCGCGCAAGCTTCAAGTGCGGCAAGTCATCGTGACGGCGATCACCGGCGGCCTTCTCACGTTGACCGGCGTTGGCATCAACGGTCAGACACTATCGGAGGTGCTTTCGCTGATCGCCGCCTCGACGCAAACGCTGAAAACCGCCAACGCCTTTCTCAACCTCACCGCCGGCGTCGTCTCCGGACTGGTCGGTGGCGGCGATGGCACGCTCGGCATTGGTGTCGCTGCGGACCTGGCGCTGCCGACGCAATCTGGCGTCAATGGCGGATCGATGCAGGTGCTCAAGGAAAAGGTCGGCACCACCGCCGAGGCCATCGGCACGATCGACACGGTGGCAGGCACGATCTCGCCGACGTCGGCGCCGGATGGCACGAAGAATTTCACGATCAACTATCTCTGCTGATCGCGCGCAGCGTTCGGCGGTCCCGCAACAGCCGGCGGCGCCGGCAACAGGAGTCCAAGACATGTTCAAGCATCGCTATCGTCTGATGACGTCGGCCGCCGCCCTGCTCGCGATCGCGCCGATGATCCCGCTCGCGAAAGATGCCGGCCCCGCGCCTGGTGCCGATCGATTCGCCGGCTTCTTTCCCTTCACCAAGGTCGACGCGAAAACCCGCATCGTCGTCGGACCGGTCGGCATCGAGGTTGAGGACCGGTCGAAAGAGATCATGGACTATGACACCGCGAAAGAGGCGTTCCAGAAGTTCGCCGATGAGCAGACGGCCGCGAGCGGGGGCAAGAACTTCGGCAACCTGCGCGTCATGCACACGAAGAGCGCGGCCGGCCTCTTCGTCGAGGGCTATATTTTCGACGACGCCAACAAGCAGATTCTCGGCAAGGCGCACGTGGTCGACGATCAGGCGTGGGCGCTGGTCGAGGCCGGCGTGCTCACTGGATTCTCGCCTGGCGGCGGCTATGCCAAACGCTGGCCCGATCCGACGAACCCGCTGATCAAGCGCTACACGCCGGTCATTCAAGAAATCTCGCTGGTCGACCGTCCGTGCATTCCTGGCGCGACGTTCGAATTCACCAAGGCGGACGGCGTTGCGGAAACGCGCGCGCTCGGCCAGCAAGCCGGGCTCGTCAAGATCGGCGATGCCGAGCCGCAGCCGATCGGCCTGGTTGAGGGCAAGGCGCGCGAGCTCGCGAAAGCGGCCGGCAAAGAGGGCGCCGACGACTGGCATGAATATGTGACCGCGGCCGAGGCCGAGCTGCTCAAAAAGGTTGTGCCGATCGTGCAGCCGCCCGCCGACATCCCGCCGAAGGTCGACCCGGCCGCCGCTGCGATCGCCTCGCAGCAAGGCAAAGACGGCGTTCTGCAAAAATGGGTTGCGCGCGATAACACGACGCACGAAACGAAGGCCGCCGCGATCGCGCACAATGCCGAATGCGACGCCAAGGCGAGCGTTGCCGAAACCGTCAAGCCGCTGTCGGATCTTCTGGGCAAAGTGTCGGCCGCGCTCGATCGACGCGCCGAAAGCGGGCCGATGGACGGCGCCGCGCTCGCAGCGTTCGCCAAGACCTGGAAGGCGGGCGACGACGTGCCGGAGCGATTCCAGCAAGGCTTTGTCGCGCTGCGCACGACGCCCGACGATGGTCCGGTGTCGAAGGTCATCACCGAAGCAACGCAGGCCGATGGCTGGCCTGGCCTGATGGCGAAGCTCGCCACCGTCGTGATCGTGCCGCCGACCGGCGAGCCGGAAAAGCTAGCGAAAGATGCGCCGCCGGTGGTCAAGGTCGTGACCGCGGACGAGTTTGCGAAAGACCTGTCCGATGTCTCGCGCCTGGCGGGCCTGCTCAGTGAATTGAACTGGTTGCGCCAGAGCGTCGAAAGCGAGACGAGCCGCGAGGGGGACAGCTCCCCCATCCCGGCGCAGCTCAAGACCGCGCTGGCCTCGCTTTGCTCGGTGCTGCGCAACATGGTGGTGGAAGAGACCGGCGAGCTGTTCGTCTCGACCGACGCGCCGATGCTGGTCGGGATCCTGGAGCTTGCCGCCGGCAAGGTGAACTATCACCACTTTGACGCGCTGATGAAGGTTCTCGGCGAAGCCAACACCGAGCTCGCGAAAGCTGCCGGCGAAAATCCGCTGGCGAAGGCCTGGCCGCTGCTCGAGAAGGTCGGCGCGCGCAATTCGTCGGCCGACAAAAAGCGGATTCAGGGCATCCATGATGCGGCGAATGAGCTCGGCGCCGATTGCATGGAAAAGGCGGCCGAGGCCGGCGAGCTGCAGAAAGCCGTGGCGCTCAACAGCGAATTGTCGAAGGCCGTCGGCGATCTCACCGGCAAGCTCGGCGAGCTGCTCAAGCGTGTCGAGACCGTCGAGGCGATGCCGGCGGCGCCGAAAGGTTCGGTGCGATCGGTCGACCGCGAGGGTGACGGCCTGCCTGGTGTGGAGCGGCCCGATATGACGAAACTTGCCGCGCAGCTCGAGGCGATGCCCGAAATGGAGCGCGGGCTACTCTTGACAAAAGTTGCGCAGCGGACACCTATGCGCATCACGGGCTAGAAAGCACCGCCGCTCGCGACCCACGGGAGACCGGAGCGGCGGTCCTTCCAAAGCCAAGCCGCCGCGACCCACGGGAGACCGGGCGGATAGTGAACCGGCGCAGATGCGCCAATCACAATCACACGCGCGCCTGCAAGGCCGCGTTCGGTCGCTGGCTTGCAGGGCTTTGGAGTTTCACCACATGTCGAACTTTTCGGCCGAGACGCTCGCGGCAATTCGCGATGCGTTGAGCAAGGGCGCAGTGACCGGGTTGATTCCCGATGATCTGCTCAAAGCGTGGAATCAGTCCGCCTCTCAGACCACCGGCATTACCGCTTATGATCTCGAGGGACCGGCGAAATCTTTCGTTCCCGTCATCACTCCGCTGCGCAACCGCATCCCGCGCGTCGGCGGCGGCACGGGCATCGCCACGAACTGGAAAGCGGTCACCGCGGTCAACACCGGCAAGACCGGCCTTGGCGTCGCGCAGGGCTTGCGCGCTCCCGTGCAAGCGGTCGCGACGAAGGATTATACGGCGCCCTACAAGACGATCGGCCTCGAGGACTATGTGACGTTCGAGGCGGACCTGGCGGCCAAGGGCTTTGACGACGTCAAGGCGCTCGCGGTGCTCAACCTGTTGCGCGCCGTGATGATCGGCGAAGAGGGCTTGCTGGTCGGCGGCAATGCTTCGATTGCGCTCGGCACCGCCGGCACGCCGACGCTCGTCGCCTCCGCCTCGGGCGGCACGCTCGCCACCATCACGCTTTCCGTGATCGCGGTCGCGCTCACGCATGAGGCCTATGTTGCGGCCGATCAATCGCTCGTCTCGGCGACGTCGATACCTGTCTCGGGCAACCGCACGCTCGCCGACGGCAACGTGCAATTCTACAACGCCGGCACCGGGCAGAAGTCGGCGAATGCGACCGTCGCCGTCACCGGCGCCACCGGCAGCGCGACGGCTTCGATCCCCGCGATCAATGGCGCGGTCGGATACGCCTGGTTCTGGGGTCTCGCCGGCGCGGAAGTTCTCGGCGCGATCTCGACAATCAACAGCGTCAAGATTATCGCCAACGCGACGGGGACGCAGACGCCCGCGTCGTTCACCGCGGACTTTAGCCAAAACTCGTTCGTCTTCGACGGCCTGCTCTCGCAAATCTGGACTCCGGGTTCTGGCTCCTACGTTCTGCGTCTGGCGACCGGCGTTGCCGGTACCGGCACGCCGCTGACCGCGGACACCGAGGGCGGCGTGGTCGAGATCGACACCGCGTTGCAGTGGTTCTGGGACAACCTGCGTCTCTCGCCGACCGACATGTATATCGGTTCGGCCGCGCAATCCGCGATCTATAAGGCCATCCTGCAGGGCGGCACGAACACCGCGACACGATTCGTCATCAACGTCGACCAGGGCAACCTGAAGGGCGGCTTCATGGTGAAGTCGTACCTCAACAAGTTCACGATGGCCGGCGCGCAGGAAATCGGAATCCATCTGCACCCGAACATGCCGCCCGGCATGATCATGTTTTATACCGACCAGGTGCCGTACCCGCTTTCCAACGTCGCGAACGTGCTGCAGGTCAAGACCCGCCGCGACTACTATCAGCTCGAGTGGCCGCTCAAGACCCGCCGCTATGAGTACGGCGTCTATTCGGACGAGCTCTTGCAGAATTATTTCCCGCCGGCGTTCGGCGTGATCTCGAATATCGCCGGGGCTTAAACCCCCGGGCGATGTTGACGGATTAGCGCCTGGCGGGCACCGTGCCCGCCGGGCGTTGCCCCATCACGACGAACACGCGAAGGACACCGACAGATGAAACGAATCCGCACTGCCGAACCGAACCAGCCCTTTACCCATGGCCCGACCGGCGAGAGCTTCGTCTCTGACGAAAACGGCTATGCGTTTGTGCCGGACCTGCTCGCCAAGGAAATGACGGAAACGCACGGCGCGCGCTATGCGACCGACGACGAACGGGACTCGCTCACGGTCACCGAACCGAAGCCCGGGCAATTCGTCGTGACGACGGCGGACGGAACGCCGGTGCATGAGGGCTATTTCGATACGCGATCGATCGCGACGATGATGGCGCAGCACATGAAGCCGCCGACAGATTCGATGCCGATATCGAACCCGACACGCGAGCAGCGCGCGAGCGCGGCCGAGACGCTGGCACGCGGTACGCAGGTCGACATGCTCGAGAAAGCCGCGGCCATCGATGCGAACGCGATCGGCAACGAACAGCGCGCGCATGACGTCAAGCAGCAGCCCGAACAGGTGCCGTTCCCGCCCGACCCGCCCGCGGCGCCTCTCGCGCCGCCGGCGCCGCTCACACCCGTTCCGCCGCCCCCGCCGCGCGGCGAGTGATGATCAATGGGCGCGAACGATCTGACTACGCTGACCGCCGTCAAGTCGTGGCTCAAAGTTCAAAACGCGACTGATGACGCGCTGCTCTCTGGCCTGGTGTCCGCGTGCAGCATCGCGTTCCTGCAACAGATCGTTCGCGATACCATTTTCAAGCGCAGCGTGACGCGAACGCTGCAGGGTGTCGCCGGCAACTATGTCATGTTGCCGACGGCGCCCGTGATCTCGGTGAGCTCACTGATGATTGCCGGCGTTGCCATCCCGGCCGCGACGACGTTCGGGACCGCTGGATATCTGCTCGAGCCCTTCGACGGTCTGCCGCCGGCGAACCTGCAGCGCCTGACCTTGAACGGATTCGGCTTCTCGCGTGCGCCAGGCGGCGTCGTGATCTCCTATGTTGACGGCTATTTCATTCCGGATGAGCCGGCCACGATCGCCGCGGGCGCGGTCACGGTGAGCGCGTTGGCCGGGGTGTGGGGACGTGACGAAGGTGTGAAAACGGCCGCAGGCGTGACGATGACGCGCGTGAGCGGTACGCCTGGCGTTGGCCAATACCAAGTCGACGTCGCCACCGCCGGCAAATACAATTTCAACAGCGCCGACAACGGCACCGCGGTGCTGGTCTCGTACAGCTATATCCCGGCCGACATCTGGCAGGGCGTGACGGAATGGTGCGCCGAGCGATATCGATATCGCGATCGCATTGGGCAAACCTCGCACACGCTGCAGGGCCAGCAGACGACGGCGTTCGACAATTCCGGCGTGCCGAAGTTCGTCGCCGCGATCATCGGCCGATATCAAGCAAAGGTACCGGTCGGATGATCAATGCAGTGCTGGTCGGCGACCGCGAGCTGATGCAGCGTTTCACGCGCTACATTCCCGATAAGGTCCGTATGTCGCTACGTCGCAAGGTGACGTCGCTGGCTTTGAAGCTCGAGGCGCACATCAAGCTCAACAAGCTGTCGGGCCAGGTGCTGGGCATCATCACCGGCGATCTGAAATCGAGCATCCACTCCGAAGTGCGCGAGACGAAAGACGAGATCATCGGCCGCGTGTTCTCGGCGAATGTGAAGTATGCGGCCATCCACGAATTCGGCGGCACGATCAATCACCCTGGCGGCCAGCCCTATATGGTGATCGCGGGCAAGGGCGCGGTTTTCGTATCGAAGGCGAAAGCTGGATCCAAGGGCATCGCCGGCTATACCAAGGCGCACGTCATCAACATGCCGGAGCGGTCCTATATGCGCTCGGGCATGCGCGACCTTCAAACGCAAATCACGGAAGGTCTCAAAGACGCCGTGCGCGAGGGGCTCGCCAAATGATCGCCCGCGAGACCGCGATGGCTGCTCTGTTCACGCACGTCACCGGCCTGGTCGCGTTCAAGAGCGCGATGCGGCGCTTCGATCCCTGGGACAAGATCAACGACGCCGACAAGCCGGCGTTGCGCTGGCTCGAGGACGGCGAGACGAACACGCGCACCAATATCGCGGTGCCGACGTATCGCATCCTGCGCGTCAAGCTGCTGGTCTATGACTTTTACGGCGACTATGCGACAACCATCACGACGATGCGATTTAACGCGCTGCTCGAGTCGGTCGATGGGGCCTTTGCCGTGGACAAGCTGACAAACCGCTGCGATCTCGGCCTCTTCCCGCAAGTGCAAGATGCCTGGATTGAGGGAGACACGCTAAAAGACCCTGGCGACGTCGACGGGCAGGCCGTCGCCGTGGTGCCGGTTCATGTGCTAACCGTCTGAAAAGGGAGCGCGGATCATGTCTCAATTCTTCTTCGGCATCGGCACGCTGATCGCGAAGCGAACCGATATCGCAAACGCTCAACCGGCCTTTCTGGGTACGGTGCAAGAGGTGAGCGTCGATTTTGATCGGACGCTCGTTCCGCTCAACGGCCAATACAATCTTGCGGACGCGGTCGGCGGCGGCGAGCTCAAGGTGGTGTTGAAGGCCAAGTTCGCCAACATGAAGCTGACCCAGTTCGGCGACATGTTCCTGAACCAGACGGCGGCGACCGGCTCAACCGACATGGCGCAGGCCGAGACCGGCACGCCGACGGGATCCCCGAAGATCATCACCACGGTGAACGCGGCGACCTTCGCGGAAGATCTTGGCGTGTTCAATGCCGACGGATCGCAGATGACCCCGGTTGCCTCGGCGCCGGCGATCAATGCCTATAGCGTCGCCGCCGGCGTCTATACCTTCAACACCGCGGAGACCGGCCTAAAATCGATCTATTACAGCTATACGCTGGTGAGCGGGAAATCGATTCTGATGGCCTCGCAACTGATGGGCCCGCTCCCGACGTTCGCGCTCTATCTCAAAGAGCAATGGGTCGACCAGGGCGGGAATAAGAAGAACCTTTACCTGAAATTCAATTCTGTCGTCGCCGGCAAAGTCGCAATGCCGTTCAAAAACAAGGATTGGATGATCGAGGATTTGGACATGCAGGCGTTCGCCGACGCCTCGCGCAATCTCGGCACGCTCAACATGACTGAGTGACGGCAACGCGGCAGGACACGGGGACAATGGAAAAAAACGACGCGATCGACATGCGGGATGCACCGAGCATCACGCTCGGCAAGGGCGCGAACGCCAGGACGTTCAAGATACCGGAGCTCGCGGCGAAGCAAGCCGGCAAGGTCTCGGAAATCGTCTATGACATGATGACGGTTTTCGCGCACATGGCCGCAGCGTTGAAGAGTGGCGAGACGCCGCAAGTCAAGATCACTGAGGATCACTTCAATCGCATGGTCGAGGTCGTGTGGCTCGGCATCGTGCGCAACTATCCGGAGGTGACGCGCGAGGCGATGGACGATTGGCCGTTCGGCCTGCTGCAGCTCATCCCCGCGTGCATGACCGTCGCCAAGCAAGCCGGCATGTTTCCCGAAGAGGGCAAGAGCGTGCCAGGCCCTTTGGAGGTGGCGGAGGCGCTCGCGAGCGGCCCGATTGGCGCGGCGCCATCGCCTCCGTCTGCGCAAGAACAGGCTGGACCTGGGACTACGTAGAGAACACGCTGACGATCTCGCGTTTGCGTGCGCTTCAAGCGGAATGGCTCATCACCCCGCCGCTGAATGAAGTGGTCTTTCAATCTGCGCTGGCTATGGAGCTCATCCAAAAGCCGCGCAAGCCAAAGGACTACAGCCCGCTCGAGGATCTCGTCTCCATGTTTCCAACCGGGATGATTCAGTAAAATGGCCGATGACGTTGCCGTACAATTTGGCGCGCAGATCGCAGGCCTGACCAACGGCCTGGCTCAGGCCGGCACGCAGGTGTCGCAGTTCACCGATCGCGTCAAATCGAGCATCGGAGGCCTGCAGACACCGTTCGAGCAGCTCAACAAGGCAATCCTAGGCGTGGCCGCCGTGGCGGCGGGCGGCCTGGTGTTCAAGAGCTTTGTAGACTCCGCGACGACGGCCGCGAGCGAAGTGCTCAAGCTGCAAAAGGCGCTCGGCATCAACTCGGAGGCTGCGCAGCAATTGCGCGTGCAGCTCCAAGGTACCGGCAACACGGTCGACGATTATGTGAGCTCGTCGCTGCGCCTCGACCGCCAGGTGCGCCAGAACGAAGAGACCATCCGCAAGACCGGCATGGCGACGCGCGATGCTAACGGCGAATTCCTGAACGGCGATCGCCTGATGATGAACGCGATTGCGACGCTCAAGAATTACAAGGAGGGCACCGACCGCAATATCGCAAGCCAAGTCATCTTCGGCCGCGGCGCCGGCGACATCGCCGGCTTTATGAAGCTCAATGCCGCGAGCTTTGAGCAGGCCGCCAAAGACCTGAAGGAGCTCGGCCTCGAGGTGACGCCGCAGGCCGCGGCGAACGCGAAAGCTTACAAGGCCTCGATGCATGAGCTCGAGCTCTCGTTTATGGGCATCAAGGAGGCGATCGGCAACGCCGTGCTGCCGTACCTCACTGCGTTCGCGACCTGGTTCCGCGGACAGGCGCCGGGCCTCATTTCCGGCATGAAAGAAACCACCAAGACGATTATCGAATGGGCCTTCGATGTCGCCGCCGGCTTCGTCAAGTTCGCTGGCACGGTCGGCGAAGCGATTTTCAACGTCTTCACGATCTATCAGTACGTCCAGACGAAGCTCGGCAACCAGACTGAAGCCGGCGCGCATGCGGCGCTCGATGCGCTGCAATCCAAGCTCGATGCCTTCGGCAAGATGCGCAAGACCGCGCTCGAGGCGATCGCCAGCTTGAAAGAAACGACGCTCGCCGGCGGACCGAATGCGCCTATTCCGGATGCCAGTCCGGCCGGAACGAAGAGCGCGGGAGGCTTGACCGCAGGCGCAAACAAGGCGGGCGAGATTGCTAAAATCCGCCTCGAGGCGGAGCGGCAGGTTTCGGCCATCCAGCTCGAGCAGCAAAAGGAAAACCTCAACGCCCAGGTCTCGCAATACCAGATCACCGAGAACCAGAAAAACGCGATCCTGCTGCGGTCGACCGAAGAGCAGTATCAGACCTCGCTCTTGCTGCTGAATAAGGAAGCCGCGGCGCTCGCCGGCGATGCGGTCAAGCGCGAGCAGGTGCTGGCAAAAATCAAGGTCGCGCGCGCCAAGCACGAATTGGATATCCAAAAGATCAATAACGATTCGATCGCCAAGCAGCAGGCAAAATACGAGCAGCTTTTCTCGACGATACAAGGCGCATGGGATTCGCAGCTCAAGGGGTTGCTGTCTGGCACGACGACGTGGGCGCAGGCCTGGAAAAACATCCTCGCGGACCTGACGCTGCAATTCATCTCGTTCGCGGAAAAAACTGCGCTCAATTGGGCCGCGGCCGAGCTCGCCAAGACGACGGCGACCACGACCGGCGTTGCGACGCGCACCGCGGCAGAGACCGCCGGCGCTGCCACCGGGATATTCACCACGATCGCCAATGCGCTAAAATCAATCTTGTCGTCGGTCGGCATCACGATCGCGGGCGTCACCGCCAACCAGGCGCCGATTGTCGGGCCGCTCGCGCCGGCCGAAGGCATCGCCGCCGGCGCGGCGACGATGGCGGCGGCGACGGCGGTGCTGCCCTCGTTCGACGTTGGCGCCTGGCGCATTCCGCGCGACACGACGGCGACGGTGCACCGTGGCGAGACGATCATTCCTGCAGGGCCAGCCGCGGCGTTCCGCAAGATGCTCGAGAGCGGCAACGATGCCGGCGGCGACGTTCACCTTCACATCAACACGATAGACCAACGTGGCATGCGATCGTGGCTGATGGAAAACAAGGACGGCGTTGCGGCGGCCGGTCGCGCCGCCGCGCGCAACCTGAATAGGTGAACCCATGTCGACGCAGGTTTATCCGGTGCTCAATGGGCTTGGCTTTCCCGTCACGCGCTCGTCGGTGTGGAGCAACAACATTCAGCGCAACGTGTCGGGCAAGCGCGTCGCCATCGCACTGTGGTCCTATCCGCTCTACCAATGGGAGCTCACCTATAACTATCTGCGCGCGGCGATCGCGTTCGGCGAGATGCAGACGTTAGAGGGCTTTTTCAACAAGCGCCAAGGCAGGTTCGATTCCTGGCTCTTTGCTGATCCGGACGACAACGCCGTGACGGCGCAGGCGATCGCGACCGGCGATGGCGTCAAGTCGACGTTCCAGCTTCAGCGCACGTTCGGCGGCGCAACGATGCCGGTGCTGGCGCCGAACGTGCTCACGGCCGCGAAGATCAATGGCGTCACGCAGGCGGGCGTGACGATGACGGTCTGGGGATCGGCAACGCCTGGCATGATCACGTTCTCGGCGCCGCCCGGCAACGGGACCGCCATCACGGCGGATTTCTCATACTACTTCCCCTGCGAGTTCACCGACGACACGATGAGCTTTGAGAAGTTTCTCGCGACGTTGTGGAGCGTCAAGAGCGTCAAGTTTCAGAGCCTAAAATGAGACCGTCATCGCCCGCACTGCGCGACCTTCTCGCCTCGCGGCAATTCGTCACCGCGGCATTGCTCACCTTTACGCTCATCGATGGCACCAAGCTGCGCTATTGCACCGGCGATCGGGACATCACGTCGGCCGGCCACCTCTTCACCGCCGGCGGACAGACGGGGCCGTATTGCTTCACCGAAAGCGCCTTTCCCCAGGTCACAGAAAAGATCGGCACCGACGTTTCGACGCTGATGTTCACCGTGCTGCCGGGATCCTCGACAGTCGGCAGCGTGCCGTTCCGCGTTGCGATCAAGGTCGGATTATTTCAGGGTGCCGAATTCGACTACGAACGCGCCTACATGCCGATCTATGGCGATGTGTCGGTCGGCACCGTGCTCCGATTCTCTGGCCTGGTCGGTCAGGTCGACGTCGGCCGATCGGGCGTCTACTTCTCGATCAACAGCCATACCGAGCGGCTCAACAAGCAATTGCCGATCAACCTCTTCCAGCCAGGCTGTCTGAATACGCTTTACGATACCGGATGCACGCTCAGTCGCGCAGCCTTCGCGATTCCTGGCGTCGTGCTCGCCGGAACGACGAACCGGGTGATCGTGACCGGCGCGATCTCGGCGCCGGATGATCTCGATCTTGGTTCGATCGTGTTCAACGATGGCGTCGCCGCGACGATGGCGCGCATGATTCGAACCTTTGACGGCGTGGCAACTCTCATTCTCGCTTCTCCGCTGCCCGTCACACCGCAACCGCTCGACACCTTCACGGCGTACCCAGGCTGCGATAAGACGGAGACGCGGTGCACAAGCCGCTTTCTCAATCACGTCAACTTTCGCGGCGTGCCGGACATTCCCGCGGCGGAAACAGCAGTATGAGCGAAGAGGCGCAGCGCGCGAACGTGGTGGCGATCGCCGAGAGCTGGTTGCGCACGCCGTATCATCACCTCGGGCGCGTCAAAGGCGTCGGCGTCGATTGCGGCACGCTCCTGGTCGAGGTGTTCGTTGAGGCCGGCCTGATCACGGATTTCGAAGTGCCCTACTATCCGCAGGACTTCAACCTCAACCGCGGCGAGGAATTCTACCTCCAAACCATCGAGAGATTCGCGCGCCAGATTTCGGACGAGCCAAAGCCCGGCGATGTTGCGGTGTGGAAGTTCGGGCGATGCTTCAGTCATGCGGCGATCGTAAAAGAATGGCCGATGGTGATCCACGCCTACCGCGGCCGAACCGTGTCGATCGAGGATGCCGTCAGCGCAAGCTGGCTCAATGTCATGACGGAGGATCGATCCAATAGCTGGCGGCCGCGGCGCTTCTACAGCTATTGGGCGCCGCCGGCATGAGCTTCCTATTCGGATCAAAGCAGCCCGAAGCGCAGGCGAACAAGACGCAGAACGTCACCGGCGTGCCGGTGCAGACGAGCGCATTCGGCGGCGTGGTGCCGATCCTCTACGGCACGCAACGCGCCGCCATCAATTGCATCTTCTATGGCGACTTCACCGCGACGCAGCAGCAGAACGATGCGGCCGGCGGCGCCGGCAAGGGCGGCATCTTCGGATCGCCTGCGCCCGCAAGCCCGACATACACTTACAGCGCCGCGTTCGCCTTCGCGATCTGCGAGGGGCCGATTGCCGCAATGCCCGGCACGGTCTGGCAGAGCAAGGCCGTCACGACGCTGTCGGCGCTCGGCTTCTCGACGTTCCTCGGGACGTATCCGCAAACGCCGTGGGGCTATCTCACGACGAACCACCCGAGCCAGGCGCGCGGCTACAACGGCTTTGCCTATATCGCGGCGGCCAATTACCAGCTCGGCACGACCGCAGAAATGCCGAACCATTCGATCCTGGTGCAGGCGCTGCTCTATGACGCCGCGATCTCGAGCGGCGATAGCGATGCCTCGCGCATCATGGTCGACATCCTGACGAGCCCGCATTACAGCAACGTCTTCCCGGCCTCGCGCATCGCCGCGCTGACGAACTACCAAAATTATACGCGGGCCTCCGGCCTGGTGCTCTCGCCCGGCTATGGCGAGCAGCGCAGCGCGGCCGACATCGTCAACGAGCTGTGCCTGGTGACGAATTCGGCGGCGCGGTTCTCGTCCGGCGTTCTCGATATCGTGCCCTATGGCGACGAAGCGGTTTCGGGACACGGCTTTTCCTACGTGCCGCCGGCGACGCCGCAATATGATCTCGGCGACGATGATTTTTTCACCGACAGCCCGAACGATGATCCGGTCAAGCTGCTCACGCGCAGGCCGTCCGACATCGTCAATTCGATCAAGATCGAATTTCGCAATCGCGCGAAAGATTACAATGTCGACCTGGCGCAGGCGAAAGACCAGGCGCGCATCGATGCCTATGGCCTCATTCAGAATGCCGCGCTTCAGCAGCACCTGCTTTGCGATCCGGCCGTCGCGCAGCTCTCGGCGCATTTGCAGCTCCAGCGCCTGGCGGTCCCGAACGACTATGAGTTCATGCTTGATCAGCGGTATGCGCTGCTCGAGGTGATGGACATCGTGTCCCTGACCGATTCGGTTCTCGGCCTCGATCACCAATGGGTGCGCATCAGCGAGATCAGCGAGCGCGACGATGGGATTCTTCAGTTCAAGGCTGAGGAATATCTCGGCGGCGCCGGCACCTCGGCGCAGTATTCGTTTCAGCCCTCGACCGGATTCCAAGCCGACTACAGCCAGCCGCCCGGCGATATCAACGCGCCAGTGATCTTCGAACCGACGTCCGCGCTTAGCCAGGGTCTGTATGTCTATTTCGGGATCTCGGGCTCAAGCGTCGAATGGGGCGGCTGCGAGGTGTGGGCGGCGGACGATAGCGCGGGGCCATACCGACTCCTTGGCCAAGTCAACGGCAAGGCGCGCATGGGCACGATCGGCGGCTTGCCGGCCTTTACCGCGGTAGCCGGCGGACAGACGATCGACCAGACGAACACGCTGCACGTCGACCTTTCGCAGAGCTCCGGCGACCTGATGACGGCAACGCAGGCTGACGCGCGCGCCTACAACACGCTGCTCTATGTCGGCGGCGAATTCATCAGCTACGGGACCGCAACGCTCACGTCGTCGAATCAATATGATCTCACGTACCTGGTGCGAGGATCGTTCTCGACGTTCCCCGTGGTGCACGCGGCCGGCGAGCCGGTGGTGCGCATCGATAGCGGCCTGTTCAAATGGCCGTATTCATCGGATCGCATCGGCCAGACGCTCTATTTTAAATTCCCGTCGTTCAATCGTCACCGCGGCGGTCTGCAGTCGCTATCGAGCGTCGGCTTCCACGCCTATACGCTGACCGGGATCGGCGCCACTCCGATGAAAGTCGCCTTCGATAATCTGACCGCGCAGCTCCAAAGTTATATCGCCTTCCAGGTCGACGGCGCGCAGCAGTCGGCGGACTTTGCAGCCTTCGCTCACGACCGCGCCATATTTGCGCAACAGGACGCAGTCGCGCGCGTAAAGGTCGAGAGCGATACGCGCCAGGATGCCGATCAATCCATTGCCTCTCAGATCACCACCGTGTCGGCTGCGCTCTCCGGCGAGATCAGCGCGCGCGGCGATGCCGTGCAGACGCTGGCGAGCCAGGTGACGAGCGTCGCCGGCAGCGTGACAGTGATCTCCGGGTCACTGAGCGACATCACGGCACGGCTGGATTCGCCGACGCTCGGATTGTCTGCGCTCGCCTCTGCGCAGAACACACTCAGCGGCCGGGTCGGGATCGTCGAGGGCGCCGTATCGGCACAGGCCACATCGCTCTCCCAGGTGCAGACGACGGTCAACGGCGTCACGAACACGGTGCAACAGGAGATCACGGCGCGCACGAACTTCGATGGCTCGATGACCGGCTATTGGGCCGTGCGCATGAGCCAGGAAAATGGGACCGCGGCGCGATTCTCCGGCGTGCGTTTGATCTCGACGACGGGTGTCGATAGCACGCAGCTCTCGCAATTCATTTTCGAGATCGACAAGATACTATTCGCGCCGCCCGGTGGCGTGGCGACCGCGGTGCTGGTGCCCGGCACGGTGAACGGCGGAGCCTATTTCGGACTGCGCGGCGATATGGTGATCGACGGCTCGCTCACAGGCACCAAGATCGCGGCTCAGACGATAACCTCCCAGCACATTCAAGTCGGGTCGCTGACTGGCGACCGCATCGCGGCCCAAACGTTGACTGCGAACAACTTCCAGGCTGACGCGGCGCTCTATCAGCGCACCGCGTTTTTGCCGAACACCAACTTTGTTTGGAGCCCGAACGCCCCTTGTCCTACGACGGTGCTGCTCAATCGCTCGGCTACGATCCTGCGTGGCGTCGCAACCGTCTTCATGGGCGTGCGCGGATCAATCAATGCGTTCGCCGGCGATACGGGACACTTTTCCCTGTATATCAACAGTTCCGAGCTTTATAGGTTTGGCTCATTCGCGGCGCCGGCCGCGGGCGGTGTTGCCGGCGTGCAGAGCTTCATGATGGTGCAGATTCCAAATCTCCCGCCGGGAAATCATTTGCTGTCGATCGTCGCGAGCGGTGACACCGCCTCGCATGCGGTCGGCACCAACGTCAACATGATCCTGGCGGCAGATATCGTCGTGTCAGAACCCAGAAACCTGCTAGGTAGCGATTAGAGGGGCCCATGACGATCCGCCCATATATCTACGGCACCAACGCCGACAGCGGCACCGGCACTCACGCGACCGTAAACACCGGAAGCGATATCGTGACCGGCGTCGGACTGACAGCCTTTACCGGAATCAGTTTTGCGGACTGGTTCTCGATGGGCGGTGTGGCGGTCCCGGTTCTCGAGATCACGGACGATTCTCACCTCAAGCTTGCCTATGTCTGGCCCGGCGGCAACATCGTCGCGGGCGCCTACACGATCAGCGCCGGCATCGATCCGACCGATGCGCGCCGCTATGGCTGGTTCGTCGCGAACTATTACCAGCGCCTGCAATCGATCCCGACCGACACCGTGGCGTTCCGCGACCAGGCTATCGCGGCGGCGGCGGATAGTGCGGCCTCGGCGGTCACCAGTGCAAACTCGGCGACGCTCTCACAGGCTTGGGCCAACACTGCGTACAACACGAACGTTCCTGGTGCGGCGGGAGGCTCAAGATCCTCGCTGCATTATTCGGTGATCGCTTCGCAGCAAGCGACGGCGGCCACGACGAACGGCGCGGCGCAAGTCAGCCTCGCGGCCGCGCAAGTGGTGCTTGCCACGGCTCAGGTCGCGATAGCGCAAGCCTGGGCCTCGGCTCCGCCCAATACCGACGTGACGGCCTTCGGCACGCGCTCATCGCTGCATTATGCGAATGCTGCGCTCATCATCTACAACAACGCCGTCAACCTGCAAACGACGGTGCAGGGCTATGTGACGGTCACGTCGCAGAATGTCCAACTCTCGGCCGATTGGGCACAGAAAGCCGTCGGCCTGGATGTCAACGGCGTCGGCACACGCTCGAGCTATCATTGGTCGACGATCGCGCAAAGCTACTCGAACTCGGCGAGCAGCTTTGCCTCCAACTCCGCAGCGTCTGCAGCCGCGGCCGCAGCGAGCGCGCTAGTTCTCGGTAGCCCCGACTATGGTCTCATCACCGCGGCACCGACCGACTTCGTCGACTACGGTACGGTCCCTTAAGGAGCGCGATGCATGTCTATCCAAATCCAATTGCGAAGAGGTTCGGCCGCAGCGCATGCCACGTTCACGGGCGCGCAGGCAGAACCGACTTACGACACCACGGCGAAGAGCATCCGGATTCACGATGGCACGACAGCCGGCGGCTGGTTGCTGGCAACGCAATCCTGGGTCTCGGGACAATTGATCGCCGGCGTCGCCGATAGCACGCTGACGCCGGTAAAGTTCGCCGACACTGCGCAATTCACGATGCTGGGCCGCGTCCTGAGCGGCAGCGGCCCGCCGGCCTGGCTCAATCAGACCGACGCCAGGACCGCGATCGGCATGACCACGATCGGCTCGGGCGTCGCGATCGCCGGTACACCGACGGCCGCGGCCCTCGCGCTCGGATTTGCTCAACTCACGCAATTGGGTTGGATGCTTTCGCGCTAACCCTCAACCTCTGGAGAACTGAATCATGGCGGCAGCGGCAGAATACTTCGTCACCCCGAAATATGGTCGAGCTCTTGTCTCGAGCGCGAATGCAAACCGTGACGGTACCGGTTCGCTCTCCGCGGCCATTCTCACCGGCTCCGCCAATGGCACCAAGATTGAGCGCCTCAAGTTCAAGGCGCGCGATACGACCACGATCGGCATGGTCAGATTTTTCATCTTCGACGGCAGCGCGACCTATACGCTGATCGACGAGTTAAATGTCGTGGCTCTGGTGCCATCGGCATCCGTCAAGAGCGCAGAGGACGATATCGATTATTCGGTGCCGGAAAAATACACGGTCCTGCCGTCGGGCTATCAGTTGCTCGCCTCTACGCATAATGCGGAAGCGATCTTCGTGATGGCCTGGGGCAACGACCGCTAAAACCTTTGAAGGGCTGATCAGATGGCAAACTTCGGCGCGTTCGGACCCAATCAGGGGTCAGCGGTCATGAGCCTCGCGCGCCGAGCGCGCAGCTCCGGCAATGGACTTCTCGGCGCTCCATATTATCGGAGCGTCGCGCTCGGCACAGACGGCGTCTTGAACCTGGGCAAGGTGAGCAACTCGCGCATTCTCGCCGGCGTCGCGGGCACTGTGTCGTCATTCGGCAAGGGCCGGAATCTGATCAAGTTCGTCAAGTGGAATGCCGTGCAGACGATCACGCGCAATGCGGTTACGCTCGAGACGCCGACGCAAGCGAACATCACGACGTCCGTCGGCGCGACCGCCGTCGCGATGTCGGACGAGTTCGGCAATTGGGTGATCTTCGCCTATTCGAATACAGGCGTTGGCCTGTTTGCCGGCAACAGCCTTTCGGAGCTGATCGCGACGGGCTCGACCGCACGCGCGAACATCGGCGCATCGCCGCTCGATCCGATCGCGGAGCTAAATGACGTCGTCAATCCGGCGATGGAGGTTTCGCTTGAGAACGGCACGACCGGCGTCGTGCTGACGGCTGTCGGATCGCAGTCGGTCAAGTATACGGTCGATGGTGTATTCGCGGCCTACCGCGGCTCATTTGTCGCGACGATAGCGCAAGTGACCGATGCGCCGCCCGGCTTCAACAATTCGATCAAGATGACGGTTGGCACCGCGCAAGCTGCGATGACATCCAACGACTACATGCTTCTCGTTATGCCGATCGAGGGCATGCGCATCAGCAACGCAGGCTTCGGCGCCGCCGGCGCGGCCTCGGTGAGCTTCGGCGTGATGGTCAAGGCGCATCGCACCGGCAATTATTCGGCGGTTATCCTCAACGGTGCGGTTCAGGGCGGGGCCACCCGCTCCTATGGCGTCACGTTCGCGGTGAACGTTGCCGACACCTGGGAGCTCAAGACCTTCACGATCCCGGGCGACGTCACGGGCACATGGAATAAGACGAATGGCACCGGCCTTTATTTCGGCGTGGTCATCGCCTCGGGCAGCGGATTCACGGGCGCGGCCGGCGCGTGGTTTGCCGGATCATTGACCGGCGTCACGGGGACCACGAACGGGGTCGCCGCGACGACAGACACATTCCAGATCACGGGCGCGGTCATCATTCCTCGCATCGATCTCACGCAGTTCGATCAAACGCAGCTCAGTGCGCGCTGGCCATCGTTGATGCGGCCGGCCGATCAGGAAGACTTTGTTTGCCGGAGATATTTTCACTGGAGTGGTGGCGTGGGTCGCGCGGTCGGCGCCGCCGCCGTTGGCAGCCAGCGTTTCATCATGGCGGCCGGTGGCGGCACGGACATCCTAATTCACTTCTTCTACCCAAGGCCGATGCGAAACACGCCAACGATAGTGCCTTATGACGATGCCGGCACGGCGAACAGAATATTTCTTGAGACCGGCGCCAGCGCCGGCAACAACTATGCCGGCTATACGGTCCAGCAAGCCAACGAGCTCGGGTTCGGCATGTACTCACCGGGATCGTCCAACGGATTCCGTTTTGACTTCAAGGCAGATGTGAGGCTCGCATGAGACCGACACTCGACCAGTTCGGGACCTCCGTCAGGACCGACATCGGCGATATCCCGTGGGATGCAGCGAACAATCGCCCGCTCGATCATGAAGGAAAGGCGGGCTACGATTGGAAGGTGATCATGCAAGAGCATGGCATCACCACTCCCGATGCTTACGTGGCGCCGCCGGCGCCCGTGCCCGAGATCATCACCGACGTGCAGTTCTTCACCGCGCTCGCGCACGCCGGCAGCATCTCGGAGGCGGAGGCGATCGCAGCGGTGGCGACGGGCACAATCCCGGCGGCAATCCTCGCGGCTGTCAATGCGCTGCCGGCCGATCAGCGGTTCACCGCGCAGATGAAAATCAGCGGACAAACGCAGTTCATGCGCGCTTCTCCGATCGTGGCCGCGCTGGGCCAGGCCTTGGACTGGACACCGGAAAAAATCGATGATCTATGGCGGACGGCCTCCGCGCTCTGATGGAGGTGGCGAACAGGAACATCGCGCCATGACCGAAGTAAAGATCAACGCACCCCAACTTCCCGCCGATCTTTATCGAACCACGATCGGCCCTTTTCTCATTCAGACGCAGCCCGGCCGCCCGCTCATGTTCTTCGTTCAGGCCGGTCCGGATCAATGCATCGAGATCAAGCTTGATCCGCCGATTGCGATGGCGATCGCGCGCTCGCTCGAGGCGGCGGTCAATATCATGATGGCTCCGGTGATGATGGTGGCGCCGCAGGCGGATGGCATCACGCCAGATGACAAGGGCGATATTGCCGAACATGCCGAACGCGAAGAGGATGCCGGCGCGATCGAAACCCAGGTCTTGCAATAGAGGTGCACCGATGCATATCGCCGTAGATGTCCGCGCCGGCACCGTCAAAACGATCGAAGAGCGCGCCGGCGGCCTCCCCCCGATCGTGACAGAGTTTCCGGTGACCATGCCGCCGGTCCCCGAAGGTTGCGTGCGCGTCGGCTGGAATGACGATGAGCCGCATGTCGAAGCAATCGAGCTCGAGGACGGCGATGAGGGCGAACGCGCAAAGACCGTTCAACGCGGCAAGGGCATGATGACGTTTGCTGACGGCGAAGGCCTGCGCAACGAAGTGATCCTAGACCGCGCCGCCGTCGAGCCTTTCCTCGCCGTGCTTGATGCCGCGCGCGTTGCCTATGAGGCCAAGCAAATGGCAGAGGCGGCCGCGGGGACCACAGTTCGCATTGTGCCGCCACCTGGCTTCACGCGCTAAATGGCCGTCTCGAATATTTATGTTCAGGCTCTCCAGCCGATCAACGAGTTCGGTCACGTCTCGTTATCGTGGCAGGCGACCGACCCCAATGTGAGCGGCTCGACGTCGCTCCAGCTCGACCAGGTCGAGATATGGGCAGCGACCGTCAACGATCGGGCACAAGCCATAAAGATCGTCGAGGCCCGTAACGCTGCAATCCATGCCTCTGTCGTCGAGGGCGCCACGTATTTCTATTGGGCGCGAGCTCGTGATCTCTCCGCAAACTTCGGCGACTGGTATCCGCTGGGTGCGAATGATGGCACGCGATGCCGCGTCGTGTACGCCAATAGCGCCGCCCAGGACCTGGCGAACGTCCTGATCACTCAGTCAGTGAACGCGAACGCGCTCACGATCGCGCTCAAGACATTGTCGGGTGATGATCCGTCTCCGCTCAATCCGATCGTGGCGTCATTCCGCAATCCGGCCTTTTACGGTGGCGCGGTTGCCTATCGCCAGATCACGGCGCCGCTGTCTCTGGTCATCTCCAACGGATCGACACTCGGCGCGATCAATGCGACGCCATTCCGCGTCTGGCTCGAGCTGATCGACGACGCGGGCACGCTGCGGCTGGCGGCGAAGAATTGTTCAAATGCGCTCGCGATCTATCCCCTCTCCGAAGATGGAGTGACCAGCACCACGGCCGAAGGCGGCGCCGGTGCCGCTGACAACCTCGGCGTTGCCTATTCGGGTGTCGCGGTCACGAACAAGCCGTTTCGCATTCTCGGGTATGTCGAATGGTCAAGCGGGCTCGCGACGGCCGGCGTCTATAATGTTGCGCCGGATGGCGTGCAACTCTTTGGGCCTGGTGTGAAGAAGCCCGGCGACATCGTTCAGACGACATTGATCAGGTCCGCGGCCGTCGCGACCGGAACGACCATTATGCCCTATGACGACACGATTCCGCAGAACAACGAAGGGACTCAGTTTTTTTCAAGGGACATCACGCCGAAGTCGCCAGTAAACATTTTGCAAAACGAATACGTTCTGCGTTGCAGTGCCCCGACCAGCGGCGCCTCTTCTCCGAGGGTTGCGGCGGCGCTGTTTCAAGACAACATCGTAGATGCGCTTTCGGCCGTCTGGCAATGGGATCTGACCGGCGGCGAGACGCCGCTCAATCTGACCGGAGAATATCAACAGTTGGCGATGTCGACCGCGCAGACGACGTTCAAAGTCAGGCTTGGGAAAGATATCGCCGGCACGATGACTCTCAACGGCATCACGGGGAATCGGGCCTATGGCGGCGTGCTGTGGTCGCAGCACAAGGTCACCGAGCTCATGGGCTGATGATCGAAACTTGATTTATCGCGCGCACGCTGTCACGTTGCCGGTCTTATTCGGTTATCCCCGACAGGAGCTTTGAGCATGCCGACTGGAAACGTCGTCGATCTCTCTCACCACAACACCGTCACGGCTGCGGACTTCGCGGGAATGAAAACCGCCGGCATCCTCGGCGTCATTCACAAAGCGACACAGGGCGTTGGCTATACCGATTCGAAGTTTCACGAACGCAAGGCCATGGCGACCGATGCCGGCCTCATGTTCGGCGGCTATCACTTCGGTACGAATGAGGACGCGACCGCGCAGCGCGATCACTTCCTCTCGGTGGTCGATCCGTCGCCGGAGACGCTTCTCGCGCTCGACCACGAAGAGAACCAGGCGCATACGATGAACCTGGAGACCGCGCGCACATTTCTGACCGGGATCCGGGACGCCGTGCACCGGCCCGCCTGGTACTACAGCGGCTCACTGATCAAGGGGCTGCTCGGTAAAAAGGTCGACCCCTTCTTTGCCTCGCACCTTCTTTGGCTTGCGCAATACGGCCCGCACGCCGTCTCGCCGGCGAGCTGGGCAAAGCCGACGCTCTGGCAGTTCACCGACCGGGGCACGATCGCCGGCGTCGAAGGTCACTTCGATCTCAACCAGTTCGATGGTGGCGCCGCCGAGCTGGCGAAGGTGTGGGCGCTCGAGGGCGACCCTGTCGCGGCCGCCGCGGCCGCAGCGCCGGACCGGACGCAGATCGTCGGCACGGTCGAGTGGATTCAGGCGGCGTTGCACAGCCTCGGCGCGACGATCACGGTCGACGGCCAATATGGGCCGAAGACGTCAGCAGCCGTTGCCGAGTTTCACAAATCGGAAGGCATGAGCGTCGCACCTGGTACGCGAAGCTCGATCAACGATACAGTGGCGCGCCTCGAGCTGCGCCTGGCCGAGCTCGCCAAGACCGGCCAGCCTGGCTGATGCAATCGCCGACGCTGCGGGCGGCGACTATTCCCCGCGGCACAACATGACAGGAGCGCACTATGAGCTTTTGGTATTCGGACCTCTTCAAAGGGCTTCTTGGCTTTGCCGTGAAGGCGGTCGAGGATCCCGACGTTCAGTCGGCCGGCAAGACGGTGTTTCAGGGCATCGCGAAAAAGATCGCCGGCAACATCAACAATCCGGCCGAGCTGCACAATCTCGCCGCCGCTCTCGACAAGCATGCGCCCGAGCTGGTCGGCGTCGTCGTCGCGAACACCGATGCGGCCAAGCTCATTCCGCCCGAGCTGCTGCCGCCGCCCGACGCCGGCAAGAAGTAACGCGATGCCGTTCGGGCTGACATTCGCCCAGATGGTCGACCTTGGAAACAAGGTCCCCGGCCTGGTCGACGACGTGAAGAAGGCGGCGCCCAAGCTGGCGCCGCTGCTCGATCAAGGCGCCGCAATGCTCGAGTCGTCGGAGCTGCAGGCGCTGCTCACCAAGGTGCGCGATCTATTGTACGCGAAGGATACGCAGGCATTGCTCGCGCATGCCGCGGTGCTGATTGATCAAGCAAAGAGCGTGGCGCCGGAGCTGGCGCCGATCGCGCGCAAGGCCTCGGCGCTCTTGCATGTCATCTCGACCAGCGATTCGCACGCCGAGGCCTCCGCCAAGATTGCGGCGATGCCGATCGATCGCGCGACGTCGGGCACCTCAGGGTGAGCAATGTCACACACCGGCCGCTCTTTGATGTGCTCTAAGCGGCCGGTGCCCTGACATGCCGGTGCCCGTGCCGGGTTTTGATCTAAATCAGATTTTCACCGGGTTGCAGGCCTTGGGATCGCTCGCGGTGCCCCCGCTGGTTTGGCTGTACCTGACGGAGAAGGCCGAGCGCAAAGAGATGACGGCGAAGTTGCTGGCGACGATTCCGGTGATGACCGAAGCGATCAATACGGCGACGAACTCAATCAACATGCTGCGCGTTACCATCAGAGGTGACGACGATGTGCCCAGACAAAAATGAGGGGCGGCCGTCGCTGATGCAGAGGGTTCGAAAAATGCTGGGCTTCTCCCAATCGACGGACGCCGGCGCGATCGATGAGCAGCTAGACCAGCTCGGGCAAGGTGTGGACCGTCTGCGCGAACATGCCAGTGCTTTACAATCTGAGCTTGACGGATTGGGCGAAACCGGCGACGCATTGCGCACGCTGGTGCACCGCGCGAAGAACGCGCAGTTTCGCCGCAATATCGAACCGGGCAAGGTTGACAATGACTGACCCGCTCCCGCCTCTGCTGTACGAGTTTCTCAATTCACTCGTATCCAGCCTGGCGGTCCCGGTGGTTTTGATCTTGCTGCGTTTCTTCTATGTCGAGTTTCTCAACAACGACATGCGGCTCTTGCGCACGCGGATGCGCGTGCGTCTCGGCCTCGGGATTTGCGCGCTGGTCGCCGGCGAGGGGATTTGGCGCGGCTGGACCTGGTACGGTCGACTTTGCGAGAACACGAAAACCGATTGCACATGGATGACGTGGCCCTCGTTCGCCTACAGTCCGTCGCTCTGGGCCTCGCTCGAGGCGATCGGGATGCTCTGCCTGATCAAGGTGCTCTCGCCCGATGTGTGGGGCCGGCGCGCCTGGATCATCGCCGGGGTCTGCTCGGGGCTCTGGTCGCTGTGGTGGTTCTCGCCGCTGGCGCCCTATCGCCAGATGCTCTGGTATGGCTTGACCGGCCCATTCGGCGCCGGGTAGGGTCCGCGCTCTTCCCCCGATGAAAGCCTACGACTTGGCCGCCCCGGTTGACCCGGGCGCGGTCCTCTTTTTGGGCGGCGATTTGACCTAGAAACAGGGGTAGGAGCCATTCTGGCGGCTTCCCCCGTATGGTGGTAGCCGCCGGGACCGTTTATCGCATGGGCGAGCGCCTGTGAGCCTCGCGGGCTATTTCTTGGAACCGGCTTTTTTGGCCTTTTCCACCGGGCCGTCATAGTGAACCGTCCGGAACTCCCGCGGGAGCCATTTGGTCGCCGGAACCTTGGCGATCGCGGCGGCCTCGACCTCAAGCTTCGATTTGTTGGCAAGGCGCTGCTTTTCGCCGGCGCCAAGCGCAACCTCGATTGCCTCGAGCGCCTGCGCCTTGTTGATGCCGGCGAAATACATTTTCCAATCGATCGAACTGGCGATCGCCTCGCGCGCGTGCTTCACGTCGCAAGCCCTGATCAACGCCTCGGTGGCGCCGTCGTCGTATTCAGGCCGGTCGGCGCAATCGAGGTAGAGCGCGCCGCCGGCGATCTTCGCCAGGATCGCGAGACGTTCCGCAGGTTTCTTTTTCTGCGCCATCGCGAAGTAAAACTTGAAATCCTTCTTGGCGGCGCCGTCGTCGCGATTGGCGAAGCTGCCGCGGCCGTCGTGATGCACGCGCACTGGATCGCCGCTAAAGCCGCCGGCCATAAAACCGGCGATGAGCGCGCAGAGTGCGAGTTGCGAATCGCCCTCGACCACCTTCGCAATCGCCGCCGTGAACTGCACGGCGAGTTGCTTCTCGAGATTCTGGCTGATCGCATTGGGGTCTTTGGGCTTTGCGCTTGAGAGCGAGCTGCCCGCGCCGGCGCGCGCGCTCTTCGACGCCTTCGGCTCTTTGCGTGGATCCTTCACGCCATAGACAATATCCAGGCGGCCGACATGGCGATTGAAAGAAAGCCAGCAGCCGGATTCGCTTTTGTGCTTTTCGGTATAGGCCGCGAGCGTGCCGGCCGTCTTGATGTCCTCGACCTGTGTACGCAGCTTGATCGCGCGCTCGTCGTGGTAATTGAGCGGCTTCATTTTCTTTTCGAGCTCGGAGAGCGTTCCGACCTGCTGCGGCGTGTAAACCGGGCGCACCTTGATCTGCGTTATGAAATGCGGGCTGATGCCCGGCTCGTTGTTCATCTCGTCGGCGACGAACGACCAGCCGTTCTCGAGCAGCTCGGCGCGCTTGGATTCGATCCGACCATCGGCGAGCTTGTTCAAAAGCGAAATGTCGTCGGGATATTGCGCCTCGGCGAAGAGATCGGCCTTCACGGTGCCGCCGGCGGCGATGTATCCATCGCGGCCAACGAACTCGAGCAGCGCGGCGGATTGATTGCCGCCCTTGGTCAGCTCGTATTTGATCTGGCCCTCGCCGAAGTGACCGCCGAACTTTCCCTTCAACAATTTAAAAATGCGCTCTTGCGCCGCGTGATCCGGCTCGATCGTGAAGGCCTGCGCCTGGCCAAGGTTCATCTTGTCGTCGCGCAGCAATTTGCGGAGCACGGGCGAGAGATTGCCGAGCGCCAGGCGCTGGCGAACCATCTTTTCCTTCATGCACCAGCGCGTGCCGATCTCTTCAACGTTCATGCCCTCTGCGATGAGGCGCACGAAGGTCTCGAACTGGTCGACCGGATGCGGCGGCAGGCGATGGACATTCTCGGCGAGTGAAATCTCGAGCGCTTCGGCGTCGGTGACATCGCGCACGACGATGTCGATCATTTCGTCTTTCGCGATCGCGCCCTCGTTGGCGAGCAGCCGCAGCGCGCCGGCGCGCCGGTTGCCGGCAAAGACGCCATATTGCTGCGTTGCCATCGTACCGCGGTTGCGCGGCAGCGGCTTGGCGATTGGCATTTGAATAAGCTTGCAGTTGTTCGCCTTGATGAGCGCTGCAAGCTCCGGCACGCCTTCGTTGGGATCTCCGATCCGCGCATTGATGCTCGGGTTTAGCTCGTGACCTAGCACCAGGTCGGTGAGCGGGACTGAGAGCACCATATTGCCGCCGGCGAGTTTTGCATGCGTCGTGGTGATGGGCGCGAGATGATCAGAGCTGATGGTGGTATCGTTCATGCGTCGACTCCGTTGTTCCTGTCGTTATCGCCGGCGTCGCTTTGGCTTGGGTCCGGCGTATTCTGCGCGGTCGCGTTCGGCGGCCTCGCGAATGGCTTCCATCGAGGGTTCGATATCTTCGTCGGCGGTCGATCGACGCGCCGCGCGCATCATCGCCGGCGCGGTGTCGAAATCAGAAATCGTTTTCTGCGCGAAGGCGTGCACGTCTTCCGCCTTGACCCAAGCGCCGGCGAGCCAGACATAGCCCGGCTTCTCTGGCGGCTTCGGGAGTAAGCGGCGGCGGCGCATCAGTCACCCAGAACTTGGATTTCGTGTATCGCATTGTCGCGCGCTGCGTTCACGACCCCCAGCATGCCGCCAGGTCCGCCGTCGGCCTGATGCCGCGCGGCGAGCTTGACCCATGCACTGCGGATCGCCGTTGCATCGGAGCGCGGCGGGATGCCGAGAATTTCCCAACACGACTTCGGGCGCGGCAGCGCCGAGAAACCGGAGAACGCGCGCTGCACCATCGCCGCGCCGCCGTGGCGCTCGAGCGCGCGCATCCCGGCGATCGCGATGCCGAGCGAGCGCACGTTAGCGGCCGGATTATCGTAGGCATCGCGCGCCATGGCGAGCTGCTGGCCGTTCATCGTGAAATAGAGCGCGATGCCTGGCTCGCGTCCCCAGGTCGCGCCGGAGCGCGGCAAGCCGTCGGCACGCAAGGGGATGTTCGCGGACAGTACGACGTCGGTTGCGCCGAGCATTTCCAATTCGTCGAATAGCTTTTTGCGCGCGATGTCGAGTGTGATTGCGCGGCGATCAGTGCCGGCGCCTTGCGAAAAGGCCTGGCCGGCCGAGCGTTCCGCTGGCGGTGTTCGCGGCCACCCGGCCGGCCAAGCAAGAGGGTACGCGGTCGCGGTCATGCGATGCCTATGGCTTTCATATATCCGTCGTGGCGCCGCCGTGCCGCTCGCGCTTCGCGCACGATCCATTTGAAGGCCGCTTCCTGCGGATAGTGCCGCGAAGCGTAGCCGATGGCCCAAAGCGTGTAGTGCAGATCGGCCGTTGTGCCGGTGCATAGGCTGCAAAGCGTGTGCGCTCGATCGACCCAAGAGCATCCGGCATCGCAGCCGAACTCGTCTGTGCAATGACAGACACGGCATTCGCCGCTCTTGGGCCAGCGCGGTTTGTTGATGCCCATATCGTTGCGACGTCGCGCCATGTCAGCCTCCGAAGGTTTGAGAGATCACGCCGAACAGCTCTTCGCGCTTGTCGGCCGAGACGTTGCAGCGATCGCGCAAGCCCTTCTCGTCATCGCTAGACCAGCGCGCGCGCGCTTGCGTCGGCCCGGCGATGTCCGCAAGCCAGGCTTTGAAATAGGCCTCGTATTCGGATTCGCTGGTCGGTCTGTTGGCACGCTGGAGCGCGGCTTGATCCTCGGCGGCCTGCCTGCGGTGAAAGTCGAGACTCGCCGCCGTCGTCTTCCAGGTGTTGAGCTGATCGCCGCGAAAGCGCGTGCGGTCGGCTTCGGTGATGCTCGAGCCCTGCCACCATTCTTGCAACGCGGCCATGCCCTCTTTCGCGACGGCGTCGCCCTTCTCTTTGAGCGTGTCGCGTCGCCTGGTCAGATCTTCGTCGGCCGGCGGGTTGACATCTTCGGTCGGCGCGAACGGAGAATCGAGAACCAGGCGCGGGCCTGTTTCCTCCGGCTTGATATAGGACGAGCGCCCTTGCTCGTCGTGCGCCTCATCCATGCGCGCGGCCATGTGATAGCGGTTCGTATCGGCGGTGAGCGGCATCGAGCGCGGCAAGCGGCGCTTTGCGCTCTTGCCTGCCATCGCCGGGAATCCGATTGCGACGTCGTCCCAAGGCGAGAACCCGGCCGCGCTGGCTTTCGACTTCTTGCGGATCGCTTCGATTTCATCAATGCCGAGCAGCTCGACGATCGGCGGGCGATCGCGCGACTCGGCCTGCGCCCATGCGCCGATGATCTTGCCCTTGTTGCCGAGCTTGATTTTGTGATGAACGAACGCGCCGGTGCCCTGGCGATAGTCGATCTCGTCTCCCTCGCGGATGACCTGGCCCGTGATCGTGAGGCCGGCGCGCGCACCGAGCGTATTGTAGCCTTTGTATCCGATGAGCAGTTGCGCATCGACGCAGCCTTTTTTTGTATTCTTGAATGGCAGCAAGAAGGCCTGGCCGGTGACGCCATCGCACTCGAGCCCGAGAATCGCGGCCGACATGCTCGAGTTGAAAAGGCTCTGGCGCGTGCACGTCAGAAGCTGTGGCGTTTTCTCGGCGCACACCATCACCGTGCGGATGAGGCGTTCGGGCGGCATCATGCCGGCGAGCACGTCCTCGAACTGCGGACGCATGATGGCAAGTTGATTTTCCAAAACTTCGAGTTCCGATCCCACGGCATCAGCCTCCAAGGTCTGCGGTGAAGTCTTTAGCGATATTGCCGCGCGGCACGTCGTCCGGCACATACAGATCGGTGCGCGTCGTCTTGCCGGCGGGGACCATATAGCCCTTGCGGTCGGACTGCTTGACGGTGAACTTGATCCCGTGAATGAAGCGGCCTTCTTCGGCATCGAGCAGGAGCGCGCGCAACTCCGCCTTCAATTTATCTTCGGCCTTCGCGTGCCCGAGCCGCTCTTTGCTGTGATAGTTGAGCATCAGGCACTTTTCGGCGAGCTTCTCGGCGTCATCGCGCGTTGTGAAGTCCGTCACCTTCGCGAAGCGCGGCGGGAACAGCTCGGTGAGCAGCGGCATTTCCACCGGGTCGCCGATCCAATCGGGCGCCTTCTTGGCGGCGACGTCCTCATAAAACTGCGTCGTCTCTTTTTCGATCTGCGCCCAAAGGCGTGGCATCGGCTCGCGCTTCCAGTATTTCATTTCGCCGGCGATCCAACAGCCGAGCAGTCCCCAGGTGAATGGCGTCACGCCATCGCCGACCATGATTTGCTGCTGAAGCTGCACTTCGTTGTGGCGCGGCGGAGTGGCGCCCGAGCCCCAACTCTCGCGCCATACGCGATAGTCGTTGCACATCTTGATTTCCAGCGCGCCAGGCCCGCGCTGCGGATCGATGATCACGGCATCGCGCGTGCAGCCGATGCGGCCGCGGCGGATATAGACTTCCTTTCCGTCCGATCCGATGTTCGGCAGGACGTCGAGCTTGTGATCCTCGGCCGCTGCCTGCAGCAAGACGCCCTGCATGCGCTTGCCCCAATCCATGCGGTTGTTTTCCGGGGAGTCGATATCGACTCCGTTCGCAATGCGCTCGTACAGCATGCGCTTCGTGAGATAGGGCGAGGCGTTAAAGAGCGCCGGCGTTTCGGTCGCGGAGATTGACTCGCGTGTTGGGTCAGGCATCGGATTTCTTTTCCTCTGGAACGGTGGTCTGCATCGAGCGGGAGACGTAGGCGGCGGCAATCATCATCGCGCCGACCGCCTCCGCGGCGTCGGGCGTCATGAGGATTGTCGCCTTGCCGGTTTCAATGGCGACGCTGCCGGGCGTTGCGGTGGCGATCGCGTCGGCGGCGCGCCAGGTCCATTTCATCATTTCAATAACTGATTTTGGTGTGAGCGATCTTGCCTTGCGCGATCGCGACGACGACGGCCTTCGCGCCGTCTTTCGTCAGGCCCGCGTGCTGCTGGAGCGCGGCGAGAACCTCGCCGTTGATTTTCGCGTTGTGCTGCTTGTTCTTCTCGCGATCGAGCGCAGCCTGGTTCTCGCGCACTTGGTCAGCGGCAACGCGCGCGCGTTCGTCGTCGATCGCTTTTTGCGCCGCCGCCGCCGCGGCCTTCTCGCCGGCGATGCGATTCTCTTCGGCTTTCGCGATCGCGGCTTGCTGCGCTTCGACGGCCGCGACGCGCTCGCGCTCGAGGCGCTGACGTTCCGCCTCGACCACGCGATCGCGTTCGGCCTGCGCGGCCTCGGCGCGTTCCGCCGCTTCGCGGGCGGCGGTCTCATTGGCGAGCCGCACGCGCTCGGCCTCCGCGGCGGCGGCTTGCTCTGCAGCGATCCGCGCCTCTTCGGCCGCAACGCGAATGCGCTCGGCTTCTTCGCGCTGGCGCTGCTCTTCGGCGAGGCGCACGCGCTCCGCTTCCTGTTCGGCGGCCAGGCGCTGCTCTTCCGCGATCCGCGCGGCTTCGGCTGCGGCGCGCGCTGCCTCTTCATCGGCCGCACGCTGCGCCTGTTGGCGGCGCAGCTCCGCGAGCTCCGCAGCGTCTGACTCGCGTTTCTGGGCGCGCTTGAGCATGCCGCCAAGGTTCAAGAGCAGAGCGGCCCTGCGATCGGCGACCTGAGTTGAAAACTCTTGCCAGTCGCGCGCCGGCAATTCCTCAATCACTGCGATGCGATCGTGAACCATCTTGGCTGTCGGCTCGGCATCGTCGCCGAACGTGAAGACTCCGAGATCCTCGAGGACCGTGAGCGCATCGCGGTGACCCTGAATCCGTTTTTCCTCGTACTCTTCCCAATCGTCGACCGGCTTGCGCGCTTCATCGCGCAGCGCATCGAGGCGATCGCGGATTTTCTTGCGGTCGACGTCGACCACCTTCGCGGCTTTCTTCCATCCCTCCGTCAGCTCTTTGCCCATTTCGTCGAGCAGCGATTTGGTGCGCGAGACCTTGTGCGCGAGCGACTTGATTTCTCCGCGCCCCTTCTCCGTTGAAATGTCGCCCTTGAAGGCGCGCACCTCGGCCTCGAGGCGGGCAATGATCGCCTCCGGTCCGCCGGGTTGATAGACGAGCTGCGCGGTGATGACCGGCCGTTCGGCCAACACGACGTCGGTTGTGATGACGGCGGGCAGGTTTTCCGGCAGTGGCGGCAACACCTCGCCACCGCGCGATGATCCTGCAGGCGGCGGCGCGGCCTGCTGCGGGACGTCGTCAAAATCGCCCATCATGGCTTATGCTTCCTCATGTTTGGCGTTGTCGACCAGGCGCGCATTGTCGGCGCGCAGCTTATCGATGCTCTCGCCGATGATATTCACCGACGCGCCGAATTGATCGGCGAGCGTCAAGTGGCCCCGGATGGTGGCGCGAACCCGGGCGACATCGGTGAGCAGCTCGAGGCGCATCGCCTGCAGCCTGCCGATAAGTGAATCGATCTGCTGGACGGTCGCCACCGCGACGTTTTCCAATACGCCGCTGGCATGATTGGTGATCGCGTCGACATTGGTCAGTTCGTTGCGCTTCTGCTCTTCCTGCTGTTGGCCGGTGCGCGCGCCGAGCGGCGCGTCGTTTCCATTCGCGTTAGTCATATATCGGTCTCCCTTAATGTTCGGGTGGATTACTCTTGGATGAAAGCCGCGATGATCCGGCAAAGACGCGCGAACTCGCGGCCGTGATCGGGCACTATGGTCAACTTCCAAAGTGTATCGAGGGCAGCCTGGCCGTGCGGAACGCTATCGATACGCTCGATTGCGAGTTGACGCTTGCTCGCCGCGGCCTGCTCGGCATCGAGGCCGAGCAGATAGGAAACGGTGGTATCAAGACCGCTCGCTGCTTGGCGGATTGACGAGATCGGCATTTGATTGGTGCCCTTCTCGTATTTTTGCACTTGCTGAAAGGTGACGTCGAGTAGCTTGCCGAGCGCACTTTGGGAAATGCCTCTCTGCATGCGCGATGCTCTGAGCCGGTTTCCGATCTGGACCAAATAGGCCCGATCAATGGTGGCGCCGCGCGCCTTTTCGCGTTGCATGTGAATGTCCCTCTCAGGTTGCCCCACGCAACCAGGGCGCATTATGCCGAGAATTTTCGGTAGGGCAACCCTAATCTTGACCGCACCGAATTAAATCGGCTAACGTCCCGCCCCATGGGTAAACCGACGTCACAGACCGAAATTCTCCGCAGCCATCTTGTCGCGCTCTCGAGTGCTTATTGCTCCGCCACGGGCAAGAGCACGGCGACGATCGGCGAGAAAGCCACGGGCGATTGGAAGTTCTTCGATCGCATCAAGACAGGCGGCTTCAATGTCGAAAAGTACGACGAAGCCTTGCGCTGGTTCGGCGATAACTGGCCGGCCGGCGAGAATTGGCCGCTCGGTGTGCAGCGGCCGGCAAAGCTGAAGAAATCTGCCTGATACCGCGCCGCGTGGGGCGGCGTTCAAAATGGGGACGTTTCAACATTCCTTTTGCCTGATGCTGGCGCCCGAAGCGATTCGGCGTCACGCTGGCTCTCCGCAGCCCTCGCATAGTCCCCGCGAACGGTTGCGGCGCATGGTCCCCACCGGCCATGCGCAGCGTCCGGCCGGGTGCTTTCTTCCAAGTTTGTCACCCGGCCGGCGTCTTACACCGCGTACCCGCGTCACCTCGAACAGGAGCGCCAGGCCATGGCAGAACGCGCGAGCCCGAAAACACCAACGAAGCTGCCGAGTGCAGACACTTGGTCGAAACATCTCGACAAGATGGACGCCTTCAAAGCGAAGGCTCAATCAGCAACCGGATCGCTCGGCGAGCTGGTCAAGACGGCCGAAGAAACCCAGAACATCCACCGCGGCGTTGCCAAGATCATGCAGAAGCTGCGCAAGATGGACGGCGCCGCGCTCTATGCCTGGCTCGAGTCGTTTGACGACGCGCGCATAAAGGTCGGGCTAGACGATCTCTGTCCGCAAGACATGTTCGCCGATGCAAGGGCCGAACAGAGCGAGCGCAAGGCCGGCGAGCGCGGGGGTGATAACGACGAAGGCGGCGAAGGCGGCGCAGACCAGACCGCGACGGGTGCGGTCGAGTCCCCCGAGCAGCAGCCCCCGCCCGGCATGCCGCGGGAGGAATGGGCAAAGAAGCTTGCCGAGCAGAACAAGACGATTGACGACAGCATACGCGGCGGTTCGGTGGTGCGCATGCGGGGCGATGAGCCCAAGCCGCCTGGTTCGAAGCTCCCGCACTGATGCGAAAAGCCATTGGCCTGGATCTCGCAAAATTCGCGGGCTGGTGCCTCGGCGCGCCCGATGAAACGCCGCTGACGGGAACATTCACGCTTCCCGAAACCGGACGTGACGTCGGGCGCTATCTCAATGCCTATGCCGATTGGTTCGAGATGATGCTGGACTACGGCAAGCCGGCGCTGGTCGCGTTCGAAGCGCCGTTCCTCTCCAATAAATCCAACCTCGCGACGTCGCGCAAGCTGATCGGGCTGTGCAATGTGACGGAGCAAGCATGCTCGAGGCGCGCGATCGCATGCACCGAGGTGAGCGTGCAGACGGCGCGAAAGTATTTTACCGGACGCGGCAACGCAGAGCCGGCACAACGCATTGCCTGCGCGCGCATGTTTGGCGTTGCGGCAACGAATGAGCATGAGGCCGACGCCTTCGGCATCTGGGCTTATTCGCTGGTTGCGAAAGTCCCCGACATGATGAGCCGCTTCAATATGGGCCTGCTCGGCATGGCGGCGCGACGATGACTGTGCGGGCCGGCCGACTGCTACGAAAACCAACACGCCACTCGCAGCGGCATTTGCATCGAGGCAAGAAAGCAAACCCGCTCAAGGCGCAATCCTGGGAGCCTGAGCAAGATGGCCACTACGTAGAACCGACCTGGGTCAACGTCGCTTTCTTCAAGGCCGAGACATTCGAGGGTCCGATCTATGATCCGTGTTGCGGCTTCGGCCGCGTCGTCGAGGCGGCGATCGCCGCGGGTCTCTCGGCGATCGGGACCGATATCGTCGATCGAGGTTTTCGCAAGTTCGGCGGCAAGCGCGATTTTATGAAGGTCACGACGCCGGCGGCCAACATGGTTTTCAATCCGCCGTTTCATATTCTGGCAAAGTTCGTTGCGCATGCGGTGCAGCTCACGAAGCGCAAGTGCTGCGTCGTGATGCCAGCCAGGCGTTTCAACGCCGCGCACAACTGGCTGCCCTTTCTTCCGCTCGCGCGAATCTACTATCTCACGCCGCGGCCATCGATGCCGCCCGGGCACGTCATCACCAACGGCGGCAAGACGACAGGCGGCACAAACGATTTCGTCTATCTCGTTTTCGAGCGCGGCCACATAGGCCCGCCGGTACCGTTCTGGCTTCATCGCACGCATGGAGTCATCGCCTTTAACCAGCTACCGAAAAAACAAGGTTCACGAAGCGTTCGCGTTGCGCAGCGATAGCGAGTCGCGCGAAGCTGCGGCGCGTGCGTGGGGCACGTCGAGGGGATAAGAAAAATGCCCGAAGGGGCAACACCGGCTATTGAGGAATTGGCGCGGCGCCTGATGGGCGAACCGAACGCCGAAAAGTCCACCGCAACGAAACTCTATTTCGGCCCCGACGCGGTCATCAAGGTCGACACCGAATTCGCGCGGTGGTTCGACTACATCCAGGAGATCGGAGGCGGCGCCGAGCAGCTCGCCGAGCATGTCGCCAGCGTATCGGACGACACGCGATATTTCTGGCTGATGCTGCGATCGCCGAAAAAATCGAACGGCTCGAGCGCCGATCATGCCGGCGACCTGGTGACGATCGCGCAGACCGCGGAGCCAGGATCCGCCCCAGGCGAACGGACGCAAATGCCGGCGCCTGATGATAGCGAGCGCGAGCTCATCGGCCTTTTGATATCGCGATCGACCCAACCTGGCCTCATCGATGCGGTGCTGGAAGAGGTGCGCGCCAGCGATTTTTCCTTTTTCCTTCACGCCGATATTTTCGATGTGTTCTGGGACGCCGCGGACAAAGGCTATGAGCTAAAACTGCCGGTCTTGATCGCGGCGCTTGGCGGCGAGACCGGACGGCCCAAGGTCGCTGATCTGACGCTATCGCAGTACATCGCGCGCGTTGTGGCCGAATCCTATGTCCCGGATAACGACGAAGACGCGGTCCTGATCGCGCGCAATTGGGCGCGTGATGTGCGCCAGGCGGCCGAGATCGCGCGCGGCGAGCTTGATGACGGCGCGTTAGATGAGGTTCCGGACAAGCCGGCGCAGCCGTGGGAATCCAAGCTCGGGGCGGTGTTCTGGGAAAACATGCATCGGCCGCGACCGCGCTACGAATGGACGATCAAGGGGATCATTCCGCGCCGGCAGACGGTGCTCATCTATGGTGCGCGCCAATCGGGCAAGAGCTTCCTGGTATTCGATATGGCGATGTCGATCGCCCGGGGCCTCGAGTATTTCGGGCGCAAGGTAAAGTCTGGCCTGGTGGTCTACTGCGCGGTCGAGGCGCAGGAAGGTTTTGTCGACGTGCGCATGCCGGCCTATGAGCTCGCGCACGGCATGGCCAAGGGCGAGCGCATCCCGTTCGTGTGCATCACAAAGCCGTTTAATCTATTCCGCGACGATGCAGGCGTGACGATGCTGATGGAAGAGCTCCGGGGCATAGCAGCGCACTTCAGCCTGCCGATCGAGGTTGTCATCATTGACACCTATAACCGCGCGACGTCCGGCGCCGACGAGATCAGCGGCAGAGACGTCGCAATCATCATCGATCGCATCGACCGCGTGCGCCACGAATTCAAGTGCGGCTTGTGGCTCGTCCATCACGTCAATGCCGGCGGAACCATGCGCGGCCACACCAGCCTCGGTGACAACTTTGAAACGATGATCAAGGTCGCGCGCACCGGCGAGCCGATCTTTGATCAGAACAAGCGCGAGGTGCGGTCCGCCGGGCTCGACAAGCAGCGCGAGGGCGCGGACGGGGTGTCATGGGATTTCGTGCTCAAGCAAGTCGTCCTCGGCACTGATGAGGACGGGGAGGACATCACGTCCTGCGCCGTCGAGGCGCCCTCGACCGGCGAGCTGTTCACCGCGCCGGCCGTCGGCGAGCCGAAAAAGAGAATCGATCCGGGGTTTGAGATCCGCAGCGATCGCCTGCGCCTTGCGTTCTCTGGCCTGCAAAAGGCGCTGATGACCAAGGGCGGGCAGGCGCCGCGCGAATCCGGTCTGCCGCGCGATCTATGGGCGGTTCACCGTGACCATTGGGCCGATGCCATGCGCGAGATTGGCGCCTATGCGGGTGATGATCCGGGCAAGCGGGCGGACAGCATCAAAAAGGCGATACAGTTCGCCATGGGCAAGCTGCAAGGCGCCGAGTTCCGTTTGATCGGCGTCAATTACCCTTGGGTCTGGCGCACCGATCGAAAGGTTGCGGGCTATCCTCCGGCACCGGTGCTTAAGCCGATCGATGACGAGCTCTTGCCGTGGGACCAAAGTTGACCGGGAACGATTTGCTTTTGCGATTATCGATGGTTAGGGAAAATCGTTCCCGGCGTTCCCGCCTCGTTCCCGGCAATCGTTCCCGGTAAAGTTCCCAAACTGGAAACCGGTTTTAAAGCCCGTGGGCGCGTTTTCCTGGGTCCGGCCGTATGAGGGTAGCCGGGAAGGCCGCCGGGCGCATGGTGGCGCGCCTGGCGGCGATTGGCCAGCCGGAGAAACCCTAGTCCAGGGCCAAAAACGTTACCCGGGTTTCCAGGTCTGGACCGAAGGCGCGGACCCTGGCGGCGACCGCCAGCAGGGCCGCGGGGTTCGGGAGCTCGGGCAGCTTGCGCAGATTGGGGACCGGACCAGGCGCGCGGGTGATGGCCATGGTCGGCGGACAGATTCCGGCCCGCATGTCGGCAAGTATCGCGATCGCGTGATGCTCGATCGTGAAGTCGAGCTGCTCGAGCATCTGCAGGACGTCGGCCGGGACGTCCCACCGGCCGGCGATCCATCGGTTGACGGTGCGCTCTAAGTTGCCGGTGAGCTGCGCGACGTCGCGCACGGTCTGGCCGCAAGCGGTCATCAGCACCAGGAACAGGCCGCGGTTCTCGCTGGCGTGGAATCGTTCGGCTTGCGCGGTCATGGCGTTTCCTTTGTGTGGTCTTCGATCGCGAGCGGGATCTCGGCGTCGGCGATCGCCGAGCGCCATTGAGCCGAAACCGTGGTGACGAGCTCGGCATCAAACTTCACCTGGCGCGCGTGGTTGTCCAGCGTGACGGCGCAAGACGCGATCGGCGGGACATCAATCCAGCCGCTTGCAGCCAGCAGGCGCGACGAGCCGAACCGCCGGCGGGCGATTCGAAAGCGATAGGCTGCGATCGCGACGCGCACGCCGCGCGCGATGTTGAGCGGCTTGCCCTTTGCGGTGGCGAAAGACATGCGGACGATTTCGCCGTCGGCAAAGCTGCAGACGATGACCGGCCCAAGGTCGACCTGGCGCCAGGTCACCGGATAGTCGGCGAGCTGCGGCGCGGCGATCGCGAGCAGCTCGGGCGTCTGGCGCGTTACCGCGATGCCAGCCGGCGAGCTTGCCGGCTCGAGCGCGGCGCGAAGCTTCAGCGCGACCGCGTGCCAGTCGGGCATTGCCTGGCTGGCCTCGAGCTCGAACGCCTCGAGCGCGGCGTTTCGTTTCGACGACGCGCGCGGCGCCGGCGCATAGACCTGGCCATCGGCCGCCGCTCGAGCGCGGCGCGTGATCCAGGCGCGTTGCGCGGGCGAAAGCGCCCTTGATTTGTCGCCACCTTCAACGTAAGACATCGCTGGTTCCTGTCGTGTCGTGTGCGCGTTGAGAGTTGAGAAGGCCGCGGCGTTCATAGCGCCGCGGTTTTCTCGTTCATGGGTATAGCGCGATAGCCCAGACCGCGATTGCGAGAATGAAAGCGCCGATCGCGAGCGCGGCGGCGATTTCCTGCAGTGCGATTTTGATCACGGCTTTTCTCCGAACTCTTTGGCCTCGAGGTTCAAGTCTGCCTGCTCTGCGGCGAGCGCCTCGAGCTGCGCGGTCAATTCGTCGATGCGCTCTTGTGCCGGCACGGTCGATTCCGCGCCGTCCAGCTTTATGCAAAGCGCATCGATCTCGTCATCGTTAAGACCGTCGTGCGCGCCGGCCTCGGTGAAAATGTCCATCACCTCGACGTCGACACCGCGGCGCTGGATCATGCGCAGGCCGGCAAGAACGGCGGCCAGCTCTGCGCTGTCGAGCGGTTCGGGCGCGGGCGCCGGAGGCACTTTCGCGTCGAGGAACCGGCGCGCCAGCGTTACATCGCTTTCGACGCGGGACCGCAGCATCCAGCATCGATTGCATTCGCACGTGCTGGTGAACGTGGTCGGCGTGCCGCAGTGCTTGCACGGCACTGTGGGCTCAACATATGTCGATTCGAATATCGCCATTTCAAAACCTCCCCAAAGTCCCGAGGCCCATCGCCTCCCGTTGCGCCGGCGACCGCATGCCGCCGGCGCAAGAGGTGATGATCAGGCCGCGACCTTCTCCATGATCTCGCCGGCGGCGAGCTCGAGCACGTTGCGCTCGTCACCGTTCGGAAGGTCGCGCGCAACTTCAGTCAGGCCACCGTTGAAACCCCAAATGCTATTCGGGTTGCCGTACCAGTCGACGCGCTGCTCTGCCTTGTCGTATCCGCTTTCGATCGCGCTTTTCGTCAGGCCGACGATTTTCATTTTCGCGACCGCGCCGACGACTTCCGCCTTGTCTTTGCCGAGCACCGTCGTGCGCAATAGCTTGATCTTGGCTTCGTCGTCCTTCGCGCTGGCGCCGGCGTA